TTAACTTGTTGGTTGTTGCGGATCATTTTTTCCATCCATCGACTTACCATCAGCAAATTTATTCCCAACTTCAGGTGGTAATGGATTTTCTTTAACCCTACGTCTAGCCTCATCCTTGGTAATAATATTTTCTTTAAATAGATCACGGGCAACAGAAGCCTCCTCGGATTCTTTGCGGGGTTCGGTGTCACTAATTTTAATAGCATATCCTGGTTGGTAATAGTTAACCAGGTTTGTACTCAATGCCTTGAGGTAAAGAGTGCTAACTGGGAGGATGGATTCTTGGAAAGTGCGATCGCTTGCCGTATCAAGTGTTGCCCGATTATCGTGAGGATCAACCCCAAAGTCTCGCTTGTCAATATTGAAACACAGGGCAATGATATTGGCTAGATAATTCGTAAACTCCAACATCAGGTCATCGACGGTTTTTGCCCCTAATTTTTTAATATCAATATCACCCGAAACAATTTCATGCTTACCCGTTCCGGTAACATTGTTTCTCCAATGAGATCTAAATAATTCAAGTTCTTCTTGAGTCCCATCTTTTAAGCAAATCAAATAATCCCTAACAGGGTTAGACGCAACTCGATTCTGGTAATTTCTAGCTTCAGACCACTCGCACATTTCCTTATAAGCCAACTTAGCAGGAGACATCGCTGACAGACTACCATTGCTTACTCTGTGCTGGATCATGAAAATATTTTCCGAGAAATAAGCACGGGATTTTTCGTAAATCACTTTTCCCCATTGATTTTGGGGGTAATAGTAAAACTGTGGAATCAGGCCTTCAATGTGTGGCTCCCATTCGGGATTAAATACCAAATCTTCTGCGGGTAGAGAATACCAGCTAAATGAATTAGCTTTAGGATCGTTAGTTATGCCAGGTTGACGTTCGACAAAAGTTGTCCCAAAAATCAATAAATCCTTAATAGCTTTTTTAGTTGTTTCAAAATAAGTCCCTTGAGGGAAAAAGTTCGGATTTTCAATAGATGCCTCAATTCGGATGATTTTCTCATCAACTACATCCGAATCATCTTTGTTTTTGTGATCGTAAACAGTCCAAGGCAATAAAGCTACACCATCACTGACTTTCTCCAATGCCTTTGCAAACAAAGGTTGCTGCTCACACCATTGTCGAAACTGCTTAGGAGTAAAGTCTTCAACTCGCTCTGGGTTCCTTTTTCTTGTAAAACTCGCGTTAAAATTATCGTTATATATGTCAATCTTATTAGGACGATCCCACCCAACTAAATTTGTAAGTCGGTAATCGGGAAGCCCTGTAGTCGTTTCTTCTGGTAAATTATAGTCGTAATTAGATGGGTATGTCATGAGTTTAGAAGAATTGCAGAAGCGTAGCATGAATCGACCATCCGCCCCGGTGATTTACGGGAGGGATATTTCTAGGATACCTTATGAAACTACAGTTTATGACGGTAGACCCCTCCCAGTTTTCCTTTTGGACAATGACGGAAACCCTGATAGATTCCGCCAATTCCTTTGGAATAACCGAGTGGGGTCTGTTTACGATGATCTAAAGGCGGGTCAAGAAGTGAAAATATTAAATCAATCCAATTCCTTCTCAAAATATATAGAAAATTAATTATTTTGACTTTGGCTGATTATTTTCAATCATTGCAATAATTGAAGCTAGTTGATTTTTGATTTGTTCTAGGTTGTCTTCTCTTAAAGAAATTTGAATTATTGTTGAGATGTGGCTAAAAAGTAAGTTGCGGTTACTGATTTCGGATTTTAAATCAATAATTTGTTCCTTGAGAACTGTTATTGTATCGTTCGCCGACATAATCCTAATTTCAATTTCTGAGATTTTTTGATCTTTTTGCTGGCTTTGAAGACTAATTTCGTCTAGCCGCATTTTATTGTTTACAATAGCAGTCTTGATTGTATCTCTATTTAGTCTTACAAACTGAGCAATAATCAACGGAATTGTTGAAATAAAAATAGATGCCAATGCTATTAGTTCATTGTTAAAATTATGACTATCTACTTGAGTGCGATCGCTCGTAGAAGAAGGGGTTGCTTGACTCAATAAAACAAAAGCTATTAATAGTCCTTGAGATGACTTACCCACTGGTGGCGAAAAGTATAACCAGAGATTAAGCAAAAAGTTATCAAAAGTATCTGCAACTTTGATCCAAGAATAATTGCTATTGGCAATCTTACGAATAAAAGAAATAAAGTGCAAACGAAAGAAAATAATAAATACCATCTCATTTTATCTCCATCGGGGGGAATAATATACAAACCAATAGCACCTCCTCCTAGTCCTAGCATAAAGCCCCTGAAAAGACTAACATTCTGACTCAAGAAAACAAAAAACCCCACAAATATTTGGTGGCTTTGAATGGATTCATAGGCTTTGATATACGCAAAAATTTCATCTCCCATACTAAAAGAGTTCCAAAACAATGCTGTAGTAAACATTAAAAATGCTTCAGGGTTGTTAGCAATATGCCTAACCACGGTGGAGATGCAAGCAAAAATCGTTGCGTATTCTTTTCCCAAAAGAACCCTTCTGGTTGTATTCCATCTTGACATACCAGTTTCCTTAATCATTTTTTCTACGGATAATCGCTTTTAGTTCAGTAATAAGCTGAATACAGAAAAATAAGTTAAAAAATGTTGTTGCCATTAGAATAGTCTCAAAAATCTCCCGATTTACGATAGATACAATTGCATCACAAGACTGAATACCTAAACCGATCAGCAAGGGACTGAGTTGCCTAGACAACGTTAGTTTATCTTGCCTCAGTATAACTCCAATAGATATTACGAGTAAGCCGTGAATAAGTAGGATAAAAAAGATGATAATCATATTTATTTCTTTATAAGCATTAACTTATATTTACCAACCGTGGGCGGTACGGAAAAAATGATTGTCAACTGTTCTTTTTCTGGGTAAAAGTCCGCTTCCACTTGTTCCCCTGATTCATTGTCAACAACCCACCAATTTATGATTTCAAATCCGGTTTTGACTACAAAAGTATTGGACAAACCGTTGCCTAGATTTAATCCCACGCTCTCAGGCTCGCGTTCACAAGGTAGGTTAATAAAATGATTTGCACAGTTTTGATGTAAGGGCAAATTAGATATCGGAGCAACAGATATTGCCATATTAAACTCCTAAAATTCCGAGTGCTATCAAGTCATCAATCAAGGCTTTTAGCCTTTCTGCGACTTGAGTTGTTGTGGCAGTTGATGTTGCGAGCGCTGATCTTGTGGCAGTTCCAGTTGAAGCTGTCCATCCAGTTCTTGATGGGTTAGAACCCGCGATCGCTCGACCATAGGTATCAACCTGAACTGATCGATAGGTTCCTGCAACAACTCCTGTTGTCGCCAAGTCGATACTATCAGCGTTAACTACAATCCGAGAACTGGAAGCAGTCACAACATCTACCACGTTACCCGTGCGAGTCAATCCTGCCCCTCCCGCAACCTGTCCGGCTGCGGTAACTTGTGTAAAAGTCAAGGCAGTTGTGTCGAGGGTAATTGTATTTGGGGTAATTAATACAAATCCTCTGTTGGCGTTAATCGTACCTTCGGAGACAAAGGTGTAAATCCCATTAACCACTTCTGCGCTAGTGTCGGCATCAGTAGCGCGAGTTAAAACCCAAGCAACTGACACTGACCCAACTGTTGTAACGGTATAAATTCCGTTTTGAGATGCTGTGGTTTGATTGCTAACCAGTACCCGATCATTAAGGGCCAAGGTAACTCCGTCAATCACAAGAGCAGCCAGAGTTCCGGTATTGGTTAAAGTTTTATTTGTACTGTTGTAACTGGAGGTCAAGTTAGCAGTAGTATCAACGCGGACTGCACTCAATACTTTCAATCCCGAAATCAAAGTATCAACTGTATTTTCTAACTCGAAAACTCGATTTTGGAGGGTAATAATTGCACTTGAATTTGATAGTACAGTTTCAGTGACTTCCTCTTTAGCCAAGGAAAATCCTCCTGATTGAATCCCATCATGTATTCTGGCTGTTTTTCTTTCTAAATCAACAGTTAATTCACCCTCAAGTCCAGTGTATGCGTTATTCTTAGCTGTCGTCCCCCTTCTATGTTTTACGTTTGGCATTACATGACTCCCCCATCAATAACGCTGATCGCAGCTTGAACAAAAGCCGTTGTTGCTAATTGAGTCGTATTTGTCGCTACAGTAGCAGTAGGAGCGGTTGGGGTTCCTGTTAATGCGGGTGATGCCAATGGTGCGGCATCCGTAATCCCATATCCAGCTAATGTCGTGGGGTTGGTTCCTGCCGTCGCTCGACCATAGGTATCAATAGTTAAAGAGCGATAGGTTCCTCCTGCAATCCCAGTTGTGGCTAGATCGATATTATCAGGATTAACTACAATTCGGCCTGTGGAAGCTGTACCAACATCAATTGAGTTTCCGGTCTTAGTTAAACCTGTACCAGCAGTGATTTGTCCTACTGCTGATTGAACAAAAGCCGTTGTTGCTAATTGAGTCGTATTTGTCGCTACAGTAGCAGTAGGAGCGGTTGGGGTTCCTGTTAATGCGGGGGATGCCAATGGCGCAGCATCCGTAATCCCATATCCAGCTAATGTCGTGGGGTTGGTTCCTGCCGTCGCTCGACCATAGGTATCAATAGTTAAAGAGCGATAGGTTCCTCCTGCAATCCCAGTTGTGGCTAGATCGATATTATCAGGATTAACTACAATTCGGCCTGTGGAAGCTGTACCAACATCAATTGAGTTTCCGGTCTTAGTTAAACCTGTACCCGCAGTGATTTGTCCAGCACCACTAAATTGAGTCCAAGCTAAAGCAGTGGTATCAAGAGTAATTGGAGCATTTGTCGCTAAAACAAATCCCGCATCTGCATTAGTAGTCCCTTCTGAGACAAAGGCAAAAGTTCCCGTAGGCAATTCACTACTTAAATTCGCATCAGTAGCACGGGTTAAAGTCCAGGCAACTGCTCCCGAACCCACTGCTGTTACGATGTAAATTCCATTCTGACTAGCGGTGGTTTGATCTTTAACTAAAACTCGATCATTAAGGGCTAAAGTTACCCCATCTAGTACCAGAGCAGCTAATGTTCCGGTATTTGTAAGAATCTGAGAAGCGTAGGATGCAGTTAAATTAGCAGTTGTAGCAACTCTAGTCGCATCTTTTACGCTTAATCCCTGTCGAGCAGCGTCAGTCGCGGCTTGGACAAAAGCCGTTGTTGCTAATTGAGTTGTATTTGTCCCGACAGTAGCAGTAGGGGCAGTGGGGGTTCCCGTCAATGCGGGGGATGCTAATGGTGCGGCATCCGCAATCCCATATCCGGCCAGTGTTGTGGGCTTACTTGCTACTTCCGCAAACGCAACATCTCCCCAGGTAATCGATCCTGCTGTTGCGCCAGCCTTTAGAACCTTGAGATTATTACCTGTTCCTGTTGCTGGGACATGGAGGCTACCATCTGTCGTTGGGTGAACATAATTGTTGGCGTTTACTGCAATCCCATCAATCTTCGATTTATCAGAAGCAGATAAAAATCCCGATACTCCTGTTGTTGCATCACTATGGGAGTGAATTGCATCAGCTTTACCAGCTAAAGAAACTGTCAAGTTAGAAACGTCAGCGATCGCGTGAACGTGGGTTGCTTTTGCTAAAGCTGTTCCCCCTGGAGTTGTCCCATCGTGTACGCGAACGTTTTTAACATCTGTGTCAACAGTAATTTCTCCCGATTGACCCGTATAAACATCGTTCTTTGCGGTCGTCCCCCGCTTTAGAAGAATTGTATTCGGCATAATTAAAGTAATCCTCCGTCTAATGTTTGGTGTGTTAAATAAAACTCAATATTATTTACGTCTCCAATTTCATGAGTGTGAATAATATCAGCTTTTTTGTTCAATTCTTCCTGCAATTTAGCGATTGTTACTACATTATTTGGATCAGTCCCCTGGGAGACATTGAGAATTGTATTTTGACTTAAATCTAGGTTCGATAAAACTCTAATTGACATAAGTTTCACCTGTTTTATTCCAAGAATTTGACTAAGTTTTCTGGTCAAATTCTTGAAATATATATCCAGAACTAATTACGCGGCTTTATTAACAGCGACCATCACAAGTTTGTATGCGTTAGAGGCAGGAGCAGAACCAAAGGTTACTGAAACTGCATTAGCAGACACTCGTTTAATTTGTGCTTGAGCAAACTCACCGTCAGACACACGAATCAGGGCAGGCATGGCAGCTAAGTCAGTGTTTAAGTTATGAGTAACGGTATAGGTTGTATCCACGCCGTTGCCAATTAAAGCAGAATATTCTTCGGCAGCACCCAAGGTTTTACGAGCTTGAGCAACACTGGCGTATTGAAGAACGCCTCCTCCAGTCAATTCCAGTCCCGTTGCACTGGCAACGGATAAATCGTGAATTGAACGAAACTTCTGAAAGGTTAATTCAGTGGTTCCAAGGGAAATTGCGTCTGCTGTAATCAGCATCCAAACCACTTGATTCAGTAAATCGCCTCCGGTGACACCAATCAGCATCCCGTTAGTAACTTCAGAATCGGCATTGGCATCTTCCGAACGTTGCAAACCAACTCCGGCTGCAACCACATAAATACCATTCTGAGATGCGTCAGTTTGGGCGGTTAGCAAAACCCGAACTCCGGCACTCAAGGTAACACCTTGAATAGCAGTTCCGATTAATGCTACGCCAGAAGCTAAGTTCACATTAGCGGTCGCAGCAACTTGAACGGAGTCCTTAAAATCGCGGTTGTTAACAGCAGCTTGAACTTGTGCTTCTAAAGTTGCGATCGCATTAGATAAGTTGGTTTCAACGGTATCAACACGACCATCAACAGTGTCAATACCAGTTTGAAGGATGCCAGTTTCAGTGTCTAATTTTGTTTTTGTGATCGCAGAAGTAGGATCAATGGAATCAACAACTCCCACAATGGGGTTGCTAGACATATCAACACTGTTCTGAAATAAAATAGCCATATATCTTCCTTAAACTTAGGTAAAACAATTGTTGTAGGATGGACTCACTGCTCCTAAAATCGAAACCGCAATTGAGTTAAGAGCAGGAGGAGCAGAAAATTCAACTCGGATAGTATTTTCGTCAATCGGATACTCCTCAGCAAAAATTGTTGATTGAGGGTGAGTCCGATCAAAGACCTTAACAAATGGATACAATTGACCTAGATTGTGTTGAAAAAGAAAAGATGTTTCGATCCCGTCCCCAACAAAATCAAAAGAAATTTGTTCCACACATCCGAGATTTTTACGAGCAGTTCTTGGGTTGTCTGCGCCCGTCCCACCCTTACAAACCGGAAGGATTGCAAAGGTGCTGCTTACTCGTTCAAAGGTAAGAACACTCACTCCTAGAACAATCGGGTTAGGCGCATTGGTGAGTTTCCAGACACCAGGATAATCACCTTCCATTACTTCGATTTCCATACTTGGAAATTCAGAAGGTTCGTTGGCATCAATAGCTCGTTGCCACGCCCCATTTGCTACGACATAAATGCCATTGTTTGCACCGTTAGCTGTTAGTAAAACGCGATCGCCCACCACTAAACCCACACCCTGAACAGCAATCTGCCCACCCGTCTGAATACTGATGGGTTCTGTTATTGCTAGAACAACAGGTGCTTTTTTGTTCTGTTGGGAAATTGTTGCTTTTAAAGCCTGGATTTCCTGATTAACAGCATTCAGAAGTTGAACATAATTCAACATCTGAATTTGTGCGGATTCCAATCGGGCTTCTAGTGCTGTTATGTAATCTAATCGGACAGCATCGGCGGGTTGGGATGCGATCGCAAGATTACTAATTCGGTTATCATTGGCATCTAAATCAGAAGCAAGACGTGGCATACAAGAATCCTATTTAAGATTGCTTTCTAATACCGAAATTCTGGCGATTAACGCTTCATTTTGCGCGGATAATTCTTGAACCGCTTTAATTAGTGGAGCAATAAATTGGTCGTAACCTAAACTCAAAACATCATCCCCACCAGATATAGAATGATCTTGATACCCCCCAAAATCAATTCCTTTTTGAGTTAAAACTGCCTTTACTTCTTGAGCAATCAAACCATGATGGAAGCGATTCCGTTTTTTTGTTCCATTGTGAGTAATATTTTTTAATTTACAATTTTCTAACCAGGTTTTTATATCAGATTGATATCTTGCTTTCTGTTCATCTGTAGCATCTATACCCGGATCTTGCGGTGCGACAGGTTTGTAATCTTCTCGCATATCCCATCGGTAATCAACGGGTCTGAGGGATTTTATAAAATCCAAACCTAAAATCGTATTCCGAACATCTGTTTTATCTCGAACATCCGAACGGTTCTGAACAGTTCCGAATACATAAGTTGTTGTCGAAGAATCTCCCAATTGGACTTGATTCGATCCACTAACTGCCGCACCATATCCTATTCCAGTACAGTTAGTTAATCCATTTTGATTTAAAGAACCAAAACCTACAGCAGTATTATTATTCCCTTCTGTATTTTGAGATAAAGACAACACCCCTATTGCCACATTATTATATCCAATGGTGTTTGTAGTTAACGAATACATTCCAACAGCAACATTGTTTTCTCCTGCTGTATTTGCCCTGAGTGCCAATGTGCCAACCCCAGTATTTTGACTTCCTGTGGTATTAGACGAAAAATTGTTAGCACCTATACCAACGTTATAACCACCAGTGGTATTGGATGTAAAACTATTACTGTTCCCTAGTATTATATTGTGCTGCCCTGGCATGATAGTATTCACGCCGGGATTACCATCACCCATTATAATAAAAGAATTATTGCCTTTGTTTCCAACAACAAGCTGACCGCCTAAGATCATAAACCCTGAATCATTAATATAAGACGATGATTGCTTGAGTCCTCTGGTTGTGCTATCAAATAAGGCAAAGCAATTATTGGTAGCAGTCGCAGGCTTTGATATTACCGTCTCTTTGAAGACTGCATTTTCTGTTCTAACATTATTTAATTCTGTATTAACAACAGTAGTTAAATCTGTTGTTGCGGTAACTAAGGATGCTACTTGTTGTTCTAATGTCATGATAATTTCTGTAAGATAGTTTTAATTTACAATTAAGATTGCTTGAGTTCTAATAATTGAAGCAGCAAACGAGCAAATTAATTCTTGTCGTTTTCTGATTTCAATATCAGTTTCATTCCGTTGATCGAACAAATATTTGACTTTTTGGGTTTGTTCTTTGATAGCTGAAACTGCAAACTGACAAATTATTTCTTGTCGTTTTCTGTTTTCAATATCAGATTCACTCCGTTGATCAAATAAATACTTGACTTTCTGAGTTTGTTCTTTGATCAAGGAAGCAGCCAATTCGATTGCCAATCCCCGCACTTCAATAAATTCACACTTTAGCTCCCCAATTTCTTGTCGAACCTCCAAAAGAGTAGAAGTGACCTGAGCGGAAAGGGCTGCGATCGCACCCGGCAAAGAAACTGGATTACTAGAGTAGCCAGAAAGAGGTAATTCACAAGGTAATGGCATAAATCTCCTCAAACAGCAAAACCCCTGGAAAATTAATTCTCCAGGGGTTTTGGGTCGAATATTGAATTGAATGGTGCTTCAGTTATCTAAATCATAGCACCTCCAGAATAAGATGACAAGTCTAGTTTTTGTTAGTCGCTACAAGGCGCGACTACACTATTCGGGACTATAGGCTCTAACGTTGCCGACTGCCAAGACTGAATATGGGCAGCTAAGCAAGTAAGACTTGCTAGTAACTCATTGTATTGAGCCATTGTAACCAATTCCGTCCCAGACAGTAACTCGTCAACACTAATCGCAGTCAGTGGAGATGGTAGTCGTTCTAACTTAATTAAATTCGTGTTGGCAGCCGCAATCAAAGCTTTTTCGGCTTTTTGTTGGGCTGCAAGGAATTGGAGTTGGGTATCCGACCAACGTTCTTCTAGGTGATTGAGAAGATCGGAAGGATCGGGCAGTAGATTTTCTTGGGGAAAATCCAGGGGATAATAAACGGGGTTAGAGTAACTGCTCATAGGACTACAACCAACATAGGAACAACGGTTACGGGATGGGGATTATTGTTTCTCAGTGCAATCCCATCTGTAGCTAGTAAAAATACTTTAACACCGGGAACGGGATGCAAGAATTCTACTCGATAATTATCAGTTGGAATCAAGGTTTCCCCCGAAGGAGTTGGCTGGGCAATAATCATCCCAACTTCCAATAATTCCAGTGTGCTTAGGTAGATTAGTTTATTGACGGGGTTAATCCCTGCAACTCTAACTGTCCGAATATTTCTACCATCCGGCGATCGCACATAAGCATTTCCTTCAATAAAAGAAATACTTGATGTTACTCGAATCGCGTTACTTGCTGGGATTAATTCTTCGATGACAACTGGATCTATGGCACGGAACGGAAACCGGACTTCCGCATACCCAGGGGCAACCATTCCTGTTACCGCATCTACTTGAGATGCAGGAATTTTAACTGAATCTGTTACAAATTTTTGAGGAGCAGAAGTTAGGAGTTCGGGAGGGATGAAAAACTTAGTAAATAGATCCCCGACTTCTCGTAGGGCAACTTGACCAACATCAATTAAACCGTCTTCAAGGTAGGCATTGGTTGTGGCAATCAAACTGTAAACCCTAACTCCCTTTGTAGTTAGAAGCATTGGCCCTGGGGCTAACCGATAAGTTCCGGTTCCGAGCGATCGCTTCCAAACCAAAATTCCATCAATATAAACATTGATCGACTGGGTTTCAGTGGCAATCTGAACAAAGCAGGCGAATTTTTGAGGTAAGTCTTGTTCTATTAGGTAACGCTCATTCCCTTTAGTAACAACCAATTGGTTTGATTCAAGGGAAATTTTGACATCTCCCGATTGAATAATATTGCCATTACCTCGCCAACCAACAACTCGAAAGAAAATCCCAAAACTCCCCAATCCTTCAATTGGAGATTGTTGGTAATAGAGAATTGATTCCGCGACCTTCTTGATTTCATTGTCTTGATAGACAAAGAGACTTCTGAAGTCGCGTTTTTCTAGTTGTAAACCAGTTATATAAAGGGTACAGGAATTTTCAATGTACCATTCAATGTGAATTTCAATAGGTTGCCCAATTGATACTAAGTCGGCAGGTAAACTAAATTGAACGTCAACAGGGTTGTTCTGGTTGAGAACCAATTTAGATTCTAAATTCGTCGAAGCCAAGATAGAACCGTCTGCTAAAGCAACTCGAAAAACGTCATTCGCACCTAACACCCCATCACCCAATCTCAACAGAGTCCATGCGGTATAGGTTGAGTTATCGTGGGGTATGCTAATTACCCGTCGAAAGATTTGCCCTTTTTCATTACCAGATTGTCGCGCACCCACAACAATTGCATCAGCTTCTTGACGTAGTTCTACCGAACCCTTGTCAATATTGCTTCTTACAAAGACATTAGATCCCCGCACCCATCCCTCTGCATTTAAGCGATCGCTATTTGGGATTAAGTTTTCAATCCCAGGAGCAAGCGCAAAACTGCCATCAGGGTAAATAGCAGGGTCATTAGAAGATATGGGAATTAAATCTATTGAGTTGTTATTGTCCCGCTCAATAAAGATTGGAGTTGGGCGGATAAATGTCGGGAACAGGCTGCCAAAACCACGACTGCTATACAGGTTTCTGAGCGTTCCCTTAATCGCAAAGTTAATTTTATTGCTCATTTTTAAGTTAAGTCGAATAAATCAAACGCAGTGGACTTGCTGGAATCACAGGTAACAATCGCTCCTCCAGGCCCATTATGACAAGCAATAAATAGACGAATTTTGTCATCTTGCTTGATCAAGAAGGAAATCACTCCCTGACAGGGGGATTGATGGGAAAGGTGTGGGATACGCCACCCCAGGGGTTTATCGTTAACCATCACAGTTCCGCGAATAGAGCGATCGCTAAAGAAGTGATGTTCTGTCCCAATAAATAAACTGAGCTTTTGCCCAACCATAGGTTGCACCATCATGGAACCAGGGGAAACAGGGACACGCAACGCAGTAATAGGGCCTGGGTAGGGTTCATTAATTAAATGAATTGGCCCCTTTAATTCCCATGATGGGATTTGAAACCGTCCGCCTAGTGATGGCAGGTATTTGGCAATAGGAGAAAATCGTAACGATTCTTCCCCTCGAAAAACTAGGTTCCCACCCCCTTGTGTGTGAATGAAAAATATTGGGTCTGAGACGATTTCGGCATCTGTAATCAAACCTGCTTCACCTGTCCCTAAATATCTTGGGTAATTCAAAAGGAATTGCCAGTATTCTTCGGGAATCGGGGGATGGTAACAAAGGGTTCGGTAACTGGTATTGGGGCGTAATCCCGTAACTACAGGAGAATTGATTCGACCAGAAACACCTTCAATAAAAGCAAATACCCCATTAGATTCAGGAGGGACTGCTAAAATTCCTTCAGAAGATGAGGTTAAAATAACTTCTTGGTAAATATAGAGAACCCCTGACCGTTCCCGTGCTGTAATTACGATAAACGGAATATTGCCAGCAGGCGACTCATATTGTTGGATATCATTCTGCCCTCCTTCCCGAATATTTACTTTAGGAAGTTCTTGGCCACGAACGAAAATCTTTTCACAGGATCTAAAAGGAATCTTGAATCCAGATCCACCGGGATAAACAATTGACGGTTGCAGATAACATTCATCGCCTGGTTTGATTGTCGAACCTTCGGAACCCACCCAAGCAATCACACTTCCCTGTAATCGTGTAAAGCGACCTAAGTTAGTTTGGTTTTGACCTTTTAGATCGAAAATCCTGTGACCCCCTTCTGAGAATTGGGTTCCAAATGGGAGGTTAGGGCGCAAGGTCAGGCTAACTAGAGGGCGATCGCCTTCTGTGTTTTCGGCTCTAACTTTAAAAGCAGAAAAGGTATCTGCAATTTCCTGATCAAAGAAAATCATCCGTTGACCATTGGCAACCATGTTACTGTCATTGGTTGCGATCGCAGCTTCACCTGGCATTGCCGGATTAATTGAAAAACTTCCCAGTCCCAAGTTCAAGACTGCTTTTCTGTAGGCTTGATCAAAACCCGTAAAAATATCAATTAATTTCTTCCAAACAACCACATCTAAATCATCTTTAGTTAGGCTGCCTTGAAGGATTAAATCAACGATATCAACGCCTGTATCAATTATCCCTCCGCTATTTGAGTTAAGAGTTCGTCTAATCTTACAAATGGGGAGGGGATCGGTATATTCGGGATAAATTATATAAGACTTACCCTGCTTCCAATTAATATCCATCGGCCAGACATGATAAAGTCCCAAGGGAAATCCATCAACACCTAGCTTTGTAATCGTAATCCGATGATGGGCGGGGTAATCGGTAGTTGTGGGGACATCAAAAATAGCATTAACGTCTTTTTTTGTTAATGGCTCAGGGGTCAGGATAGCGAAAACATAACTCCGAAGTCTACGGGAGTTTTCCCCCGTCATTTGCTTAATCTCAATTTCCTGGGTTGTTTCGTTACGCTCTCGATACTGGAAAGATAATTCTCCCAACACAGGATCTTGTTCTGCCCCAACCTCTACACCAATTCCAATCAAATATAAAAAATCTTCTCGATCAATACTGCTATTTGGATTTCCTTTTAACAAGGGGATGTTAACGGGAAAATCAATTTGCAGATTATTGGCGGGAAAAATAGGTAGGTAAGCCTGACCCCGAACATCAAAAGTATTGGTATTAGATCGGCGAATTACTTCAGGGGGTTTCACCCAGGCGGGTTCCCCTCTGGAAATATAGGTGTAGTAGGCGCTTGATTCCGTCTGGAGTCGTTGTTCTTCAGCCAACACAACGCTAATCTTTTCTGCGCCGTCAGGCGTTTGAGGTAAAACACCAAGATCGTTCATTGTTCGTTGCAAAGGATCTGTCATTTTTCTTTACAAAAATAAACGGGACACAACACCCGTAGGTATTGCGTCCCGTTTTAGGAATATTCTCTATATTATCACAGCCAATTTAGTTGTCGCTTTTTTATTCGTGCTTTTTCCAATTCTTCGTCATCATCACGAAAATCCGCTTCTTCTAAACCGTTGATTTGCTGATCTAATGTTTGAATAGCATTGAGAATCCCGACTTTTTGAGATTGCTCAAAAGTCAAGCCTTTGTCTGGAAGATAAGAATTTGTTAGTTTTGTTATTTCAGAAATCAATCTTTCCATTTGTTCTTGATATTCTTCCATCATGTTTTTCTTTTTAACTCAACAAAGATATTTTACCACAAAAAAGCGATTGCAATAGATTCGCGATCGCTTTTTTTGCTTTACTAGAAAAGGATATTAAGAGTAGGGAAGCATCTCAAGAGTGCGATCGCAGAACAATTATCTACCATGTATTTGTCAAGAATAGCGTCAGCAATTCGATAAATTCAAAAAAGCGGTAGGTTCCGTAGGTTTATCCCTTCAGTATACCGAACAAAAACATAACTATCAATCTTTAACCAGTAAAACCAATCCCCTATTAGACTTTACTTCTGCTTTCTTCCATCCAGCACACTGAAAACAATACCCTGGATTTACGCTTTTAATCTTTTCTGGGTGGACATAGGTAAACTTCCTTGTTCTCCCATATTTACTTTCCCAGATTTCTTCTGATTTTAAGATTATTTTACTAGACAGAATATTTGATTCATTGCGAAAAATAGTACATTGCGCTCCCGTTTGCTCATCTTTTCTGTATAACTGAAAACTCCAAGCAAACAACCATTTTCCCATCGGTTCCATTAGAATCAGTCGCTTTCCTGGTGGCATGAATCGGGGTTGGGTTGTGTTCCCCCTCCAAATACGAGAGTAATGTCGATTAGCTATTTCGGACGCAAGCAGATCACCGTCTTTTACGATTACAAAATCGTCGAATGGAATATATAATTGTCCCATGTTTTTTATTGGTTAGTTAACAAAATCAAATAATGTTTGTTGTAATTGAATATTTGGAGATATCCACAATACCTCGATAGAATTTGCCCCACCGTTTTTCTTTGTAGCTACCTGCTTCTTTGTCCATCCCGCATATAATTCATTATACAAAGGATGTTCATACCCTGAAACAATGACCATACCCTTTATTGAGTTTAGACATTCTGCTAACTGAATATGATCTTCTTTTTTTAATTCAAAATCATACAGAGTGCTTGAAGTTCGGGTTTCATTAAGGTACGGTGGATCAACATAAAACAAGGTTTCTTCGGTGTCAACCCGCTTAATTAATTCCAAAGCAGGACGGTTTTCTATTTGGACTTGTTTTAAGCGTTGCGCGATCGCATACAAATGATTAATGCTATTCCAATCCTGAGCAAAGGATTGAGAGCGATTATTTTTAAAGGAATTTCGCCAACCACTTAATCGCGATGGATTATGGGATTGCCAGGAACGAACGTAGAAGCGTCGCGCTTTTTCTATTGGATCAATAGTTGGTTCGTAGGATAGTTCGTATTCTTCCCGACTGTAGGGGGTTAGGTCTATTTTTTGGATTAGTTCAGATTGATTTTCTCGCAAAACCCGAAAAAAGTTCACAACTTCGGAATCCAGGTCGTTATAAAATTCGTGGGGAGATGGAGGTTTCTGTAATAAAACCGACGCTGCACCTCCAAATGGTTCAACGTAGCAGTTGTGGTGTGGGAAGAAGTCAACAATCCAATTGGCTAGATTCCATTTTCCCCCGTAATATTTCAGTGCTGGGCGAGATACTTGCATTATATTTCTCCATCCGCTAAGATGAAGGAGTTGTTGGATAATGTGCATTGTTTTAGTTTGCTGATATCTCTCAACTCCTTCTTGTTTATTACTAATTGACGCGATCGCTATCTTCAAAAAAAAGCGATCGCGTTTTTTGTTATGCCAAATAAATTGAGATTACCAACAAAAAGGATATGCCAACGATAACCACAGGGGGCATTATGCTTGACAGGTAAGTTAACAAAAGTAGTGGGCAAAAGAGTAGGAATCCAGACACAAATTGTCGGAATTGCCGAGATTGTTGAGAAGCACCGTATTTGAGTTTCATGGTTTTTTTTAGGCTACTGCGTAGGTTGATTCTAGGTTTTCGACAATGTACAACTCGGACTCAATTAGTAAAATAATTTCTGATGCGTAAGAAGGGTCATTGGATTCAAGCATCTTTTCAATTTTTGAGGAAATACTTAAATACCCCTCTCCCATAATTGACTCAACAACTTGAACCGACGCTAAAGTTCTTTTTATTTCCCCAACATCTTTTAGTAAAGTCTTTTTACTTGAGGAATAGAAACTATTTTTTTTCTCGATAGTTTCTAAGTGAAACTTGAGATTTTCGAGAATGTCAAATTTAATCTCTGATATTTTTTCAATCAACCCATTACAAACCTGTTGAACCTGTCCAGAGATACCCCAGTATTCTTGTTGTTTGGTGTTTAGTTGGGCAATTTTAGCCTTCTCTAATTGGGCTTCTCGCACTACTGACTTCAATCTGAGGTCTAACAACGCTGCGTCGTGGATACTGGGCATTTGGTATGGCCCTTCTATTATCGGGCCGAACGATTTTTCTATCATTGTTATAGAAGGGAATCGTTGTTGGTATTGAATTAGTTTTTGCTCTGAGCAGATGGAGTTTTCTTTGAGGATTTTACGAACATCTTTCAGATATTCTTGCAATCTTTTTGGGTACAATCCTTTAATTCTGTTTAATTCTCGTTGTGCCGTACCAACAACCTTTTCTTGGTATTCAGACAAGAATTTATCAAGATTGCTTCCAGGGATAATATTTTTGTAAACTCCAAAGGAAATCGCATATTTGTCGTACAGCTTTTCTTTTTGACTTACAACTTTATTATAGGAAATCCGCAGATCCCCAAACACTTCGATTTCGGGTGATTTTCTTTTTGGAAATACTTCATTCCACACTTTGATAGTGTTTCTGTCAAGAATGTCTTCTAGTCTTATTCCTATCGAGGGTTTAGCACCCATTTGAATAGTTATCTGGCATGAATACAAGGTATCATCCAGAATCTTCAAATTCTTACTGATTTTGTCAGTTAATTGTTTCATTGTTTCGTGATTTGGTAGTTGTGTTTTTTTGGCTTACCTGTAACTGTCAACCAATGAAACCTATGATAAATCTCAGGAAAACAATTGTCAAGTATTTCGCTCCGTACCTACGGAAGATTTTTTACAAGAAGTTCAAGGGGATGATAGCGCGAACCCCGAAGTGACTGAATAATGGGACTTCCAAGGACTTAACGTAACTGTCCTGAACGAATAATCGACTTTGGTTTTGTAACGAAATCGCAACAATCTTGGTATCGACAGGAAAACGGGAGACAAATTCAATTAGAAGGTATGGGTGCTTTTTGGATATCCGAGTTGAACGGGATGCCGATTTCCACTCAGAGGAAGATAAAGCCATGATAGTTGCAGGGGGAAGTTTGACGATTCCCACACTGGAATAGATTAGGAGTTCCCAGTTTTGGCTATCTGCGATCGCACTCAATTCAGGATACCGCTTAAATAAAGGGGGTTGATTGATTTCGACAACTTGCCTTTTTGTAACTGTGCGGGTACTGAATCGGTGTTGTAGATTGCAAAGCTGAACCTGCTTAACAGATTCAGATAAATTGGTTGATTTTCGTGAGAATTGGGCGAAGTATTGGGATGGGTAACGAGAACCGTAGAAAGGGTCTATTTTTTTGGTGTAAGGAATTTTGGCTTTGGGGTTGCTGATGTTGGGATGGGGAGAAATAACGGGATAGAGAGATCCCCAGGAATTATCTACAAAAGAAAACACAGGCTGTGAGACAAGATCCGCCGAGACATCCTCAACAACCCGTGAATCGGTATCAAAAGAGATTACATCAGCTATTGATTCTATCGTGTTTTGAGATTTTTGATAAAAGTCAAATAATATTCCAGGTTGGCAAACGCCTGTTTCTGTGATTCTGATTTCTTTAGATAACAAAATCCCTGCCCCGTAGTATCTGTAACTGGGGGCAGGGCTACTTGTAGGAGAAATGATGTTGATCCGCCCATGACTTAAACCGTATTCTACCCCAAAAGAAGTAGTTGGCAATATTTTTTTTTCTTTTCTAATAAAACCTAGATCGGAAGCAGACCCATATAAATCTCCATAATGGCAAAACAGGTCGGGATACATTGCCCAATTCTTTTCCTTTACAACGATCTCCTCTTTGATTATTTTTGTTGTTCGGACAGGGTAAACATCTCCATAATGGTGTCCATCTAGGTCGTAAATAGTCTTGTAGATTGGTTTTTGATCGGGAGCAGGAATTAAGTTGAATCCGTTATTACTTAGTGGAACCCACCCTACAACCGTAGGAATTACGCCGACTTCCCAAATTTCCTGATTTAATTCCATGACTTCAGGGAAGATACGATGCCATTCTTCTTCTGTTAAGTCGTGGAAGTGCATCCAGGGTCTTAAAACTCCCATTCGGGATAAGTCTCCTCGAATGGGGGGATCGGGTTGTGAATCGTAGGCTAAGTTGCGATCGCAATATTGACTTCCATAAAAGTGATCGCTCAATGGAAGTAAGGTTTTTTGACGAGAGGGAAATCCTTGAAGACTAGGATAATCCCCAAATCCTACTTTTTGGATTTGAGTGAAGGGTTGGGTTCTATAGGCATCATAGCGATCGCCGTAACCAATCCATCCAGGGAATTGTTCTCTAATTAAACGCCCGATGGGATATTTGATTTCAAAGTATTGGCGATCGTAAGCCTTGTCAAATAGCAACCAAAGTAATACTGCTTCCCTAACTCCGGTTTCAGTTCCCTTGAATTGCCAGTATTTCCAAACCCGTTTAATAATTTGACGTTTTGCCCACACGGGCCAATTAGGATTAATCCCAATTCCCAGATAATGTCTCCCGACAATCCCTAAACCAACAAATTGTCCTAGCCAATCTAAATTAGGAATTGCGATCGGGCTATCGACATCGAAGTAGCGCGATCGGGTGGCAACGGTGTTATGCAGTTCATCTAATGGGGGTTGAACTCCAATATCACAGAAATGTTGAAGCAGCCCAATTTCATCTGCTAATCGGGCATATATTGGGAGGTTATCGTAGAATCGGCGGAATAATTGTTGGGTCATTTATGGATTATTAATTCTCTTTATTTTAGTGTGATCAAAGAAGAAATTTCTTAACCTTTCTATTACCTCTGGCTTAAATGTCCTATCAATACTGGCTGTAAATTGTTCAATTTCCGCGATCGCTTCTTCAACCCATTGACCCATCTGCTCTGGGTTTAAACCTTTAGGTAATTCACCGTGAACCAAAATTGGAGCCAATCTACCATAACCATCCTTTTCATTGGGAGTCATCTTGGCAACAAACTTTTCCTTGTCTTTTGCTATTTTGATTTCGTCACCCAACGATTCAAATTTATTCTTATTTAAGAAATTATCAATATTCCTTGTGATTGATATCCGTTTAGAATTATTTTCGGTACTTCCATGGGGCAGATCAATACCTTTGGATGTGTATATATCTGGGTTTAGATTATCTAAATCTTGTGCCGAAATATCAAGTTTTGGCTTACCCAGTAAGAATCTTCTTGCTAACTCGTTGGTTTTGAGTTGTTCAACCCATTTAGCTTCTTGTCTAACTAATTCCCTGGTATGATTTTCTATTTTTGGTTTAAGTTTGTCTTTATTTGTAAGCCATGTTTTAAAATCGTCCAATGTTTCCGGTTGAAATGTTCTACCAAATATAGATCCAAATTGCTTGACTTCATTTATAGCTTCGTCTACCCATTGATCCATCTCTTTAGGAGTCAACCCTTTTGGTAAATCACCTTGAACAAGGATAGGCATAAATCTTCCACCTTCATCTAATTCGATACCAGTGATTTCCGCTAAAAAACTTTTGTTATCACTTCTTATACCTAGTTCGTGACTAATAGCAATTTTTTTACCTTCTATTTTAGAAGCACGACTAGCTATTGCCATTTGTTTTAGTCTATCAAATTGTTTTTCATAAGGAATACCTTCCAATATATCAGGATCTTCAGGTAAAACAACTCCTTTAGACATATAATGATCTGGGTTGATATTATCTGCGTTTTGAGCAGAAATATCAAACTTTGGTTTCCCCAAGTTTGATGACGCTCGATTGGCGACCCTCTCTGGCCCTCTGAAGAAATCTTTTAATCCTTCTATGGTTTCTGGTTTAAATGTCCTATTGATATCTGTAGTAAATTGCTCAATTTCTTGAACTACTTCATCAATCCATTGTTCCTTCTGTTCGGGATTGAAACCTTTTGGTAATTCACCATGAGCTACGATAGCCGAGCCTCTACCCGCCTTGTCTAATTCGTTTGGCATAATTTCTAATGTAAACTCCTTGTCTGTTATCCCTATGTTTAAATTATTTATATCTCTAATTTTTTTCTCTTTACCACGGCTTCTTATTTCGGAAGCATCAAAAACCACTTTTCTTCTTTGTTCTATATCTAAGTTGTCGTTACCCTTGTATCTCAAATGATCTTGACTTTCATTGTCTAAGTTTTGTGCGTAAAGATATAACTTCGGTTCACCTAAAGTTTCTAATGATTTTTTAGTTTGTTTAGCAAAAGCAATTTTATTATTAACCCCCGTAACCAATCCCCCTGCCAAAGCACCAGCAACCATACTAGCCCCAATCCGAACAGCAGGGTTATTAATCTCTAATTTATCCAAACCCTTCTGTACCGCAAAATCCGCAGCTTCTCCAAGTGCAACAGAACTCAATACAGTAGCCCAATTCACGCTTTGAGCCAGGAATAGAGGAATCGCAACTTCAAATCCCAATGCAATTGCCAAGCTGACACCAATCGGAATCGAAGCAGCAGCGGCTTTGCCGATTAGTTCATCCCGCTTACTAAAATCTTCAGGAGAATCCAGGGCTTCTTTATAAGCCGCATATTGAGCAACCCTAAATTCCATTTTCTCATTGAAATTGGCATCTTTGGGAGGTTGCGCTAAATTCGCCTTCCTAATTGCCTGCGCCATCGGGCTTTTATCATCCCCATATTGATCGGCAAATTCTTTGGTCGCATTGGCAATCCATTCATCTAATTTTTCAGTTAGTTTAGGATTCAATCTGGCTTGAGTTGCTAAATTACTAATTAATTTCGCCATCGGTAAACCAGTGGCTAATCCCGCCCTCTTTCTGAACTCAGGATCTTTTACCAGGGATTGAATTGTATCACCTGTCAGATCAAATCCTTGTTTCAGAATAGCAGTTGTATCCTGAACGGATTGCTTAATAGATGAACCTTTTGATGCAAACCGTCCCGTCATATCCCTGGTGACAACTTTTGCATTTTTTAACCAATCTGCTTCGTATTCCTTAGCAGCTTCCGCCTGTAACAATCTCTTGACAATTAAACTTCGGGATTGGAACTCTAGGATTAGACACAATAATTCGGTATTGTTTTGCATAGATTTTTGGTAATCAAAAAAACCCCGAAAAATTCGAGGTTTTGACAATATATAGGTGTACAAATCTAACCTCTACACTAACACATTAGAAGCGATCTCTTGTGTATTGATCCATAGCGGTGGCTTGCATAATTTCAGCGTCATCATAACTGATCGACATCTCTAAAGTTGCCATGTCCTCGCCATCCATATCGAAGTCAGGTGCAGTTAGCGACTTAGGGAAACATCCTGCTAATTTAAGTTTAACAGGTAGAACACCTGCCTCTTGAAATAATCGGTGGTACACGATTACTGCATTTTTTTTGTAACCAGGATCGATCCCTATGATTAGACCTGCGGTTGATACGTCACCCTGTAAAACACCTGTCAATCCGCCGTTACCCACAATTGACGATACAGATGTTGTAGTTGCCCTGTCGACACATCGTTGAAACCAATTAATATATTCATAGCGAGTATCGTTATCAGCAAAGTCAAGTGTGATATTAAACTCACCACTATTAACTCGACCAATTGGGATCACGGTTTTGTCGGGACGCTCTGCGGTATTGATCTCAATCGTAATATTATCGCGGGTGATAATATTTGCAGAATTCGTCATTCCTTCAACAATAAACCGTTGCTTATTTTGAGGGAAAGGATTTTTTGAAAGTGTTGCTTTTCTCATGTCAATAGCCTACCTAAGTTGTTACAGAAGAACCAAACCGAGAAACCAAAGATTCGGGGCCAATTTCTAATTCAAGCCTTTCTAAGATTCCAGTTGGGAACCAGGAATAAAAAAGCTTCAATTTTCCATTGGCGACTTGAAGAAATACATCAACTCCTTGTTCGCCCACAGAAGGGACTGTAGCAAATCTTACAGCTTGATCAAATGTCAAATATCGACTGTAGACTCCTTTTTGGTATTCTTCTTTAGCAAATCCCTCTAACGCCAGCAATAACCGATCCGACATCTCGGGTTGATTGGGTCGGAATAATTGTTGCAATAAAGGCTGGGCTTCCAGAAAAATTCTGACGTAGTTACTCTGCGTTCTTCGGACATGAAGAAAGGTATAAATTGAGTTTTGAGCAGGGCATCGGCTACCAAAAATAATAATCTGCCCACCGAAATATTTAATCGGTTGAATCCCTGCTAAATTCAAGATCCCTTCCTCTCTTGGATTGGGTGTGAAAGGTAGTTTGGAGATCCGCCCCAATACCGCATTTAATCCAGCCGCAACATAATGGTATCCCCTGTATCGAGAAGCCATGGCACTTTCCAATCCCATGATGTCTCCAGAGATGGAGATCATGCGATCGCCTCTGGAACGAGGGTTGGGAATAAAGGCGTAGCTAGGGAAGGCAACAGAAAGATGATCACTGCGCCCTAAATCTAAATTGACATAGGATTCAGCAACAGCAACATTGTTAACGAAGGCAGGAATTTCAGCACGGAACTCAAAGGCAACGGATTCAGCATAAGCAATCCCCGCTTTCTGCACAGATAAATCATTAACGCCAGGAATTGCGAAGCGCACCAATCCAACGTTTAACCCATAAACCGCTTGCTCAAGGAAATTGAGGTCTGGGTCAAGGTAGCGAGTGAAATGGTAAGGTTGCATCATCGAGGAGTCGCCGTCGTAACCACCTTCAAAATATTGAGGAAAGGAAACGATGAAGCGATCGCCTTGACTGGCATAACGAGTTAAATCAACCCCCGAATCAAAAGAAAGATAACCTGATTTGGTGAGCTTACTTCCGGCAGTTAGATTGACAGAGAATCCTTGAGTCAAGGACAATTCAGTATCACCAATCACCTGACGAACAGTTCGGATTTCACCAGCAGGAGAAACAACCAAATCCCCAGCAGCAACAACAGAACGAAAAGCAGTCCCCGATCCTGTTACAACAGACCCCATGGTAGAAACAGTTCCCGCTAGAACAACAGGGGATTTAGCTTGTTTGACTCGGAGGGCGTTTCTGGCGTAGCGATAGGGATTGGGGTAGATGTAATTCCCAACACTGGCTTGATAATCAAAATCCCCAATGGTATAAATACGTTGTTGGGTTAAGGATAAAATAGTCCCACTGCCATTAGCAGGTCGGACATCATTTGACATCGCGGTTGTGTAGCTTGCCGTACTCCCATTCCAAAAAGATTTAGCTCGAACCCAAGACAAGTAATTCTCGGTTCCTGTTCGGTAGGCAACATTGGTATTGTTAACCAGGGTTTCAACAAATAAAGAATCACTGGGATCTAAAGAAGCATCTGCAATAGATACGACGAGAGAGTCATTGAACCGGATTTGTAGACTAAAGTGGGTTTCTGGGTAAGCTGTCCCCTGACCAATCTCTACACTCAATCCCGTTTTCTCAGGAGGAATTAGGGAGATTTTAGCAACTTGACTTTGTTTAGCAAGTTCCGTGTCAACAAAACTACCATAAAAAGGTTTGGCAACTTTAAATCGATCTGCCTGAATCTCCGTAACAATTGCCCCGTCTCCACGACGATTGGGGTCAATAATTTTTTCCCCAGACAAAAGTTCACTCAGTAAATCACCGTCAACAACATCTACCCAGTAATTGTCTAAGTAGGCAACCGTTCCAACATTGACATCGGATTCAAACCCAGACTCCAGTAACAAGGAAGTGTTACTAACCACACTAGCTACTGTTCGGACAACTTCGATTCCATTTACCAAACAATAAAGTTTGTCACCTGGAGCAACTTCCACTAGGAAGGTAGTATTATTTCCAACAACTTCTAAATTATCTTTTTCCAGAATTGTTGCTGTAACACCATCAACGATAAATGGTGATTCAATCGTTAGAGACGTATTAGAAGTAATTGAGGTAACTCGCCGAGATTCACCCGCGTAGTAGACCGGATCTCCAACTTTCAAATCACTAGAAAATCGAGTTCCAACCCCAATAACCGTAGTCCCGCTAATCGTTACAGTCCCCATCATTGAAATCAATCTTTGAAATTCAATTGTTCCAACTAGGTTTTTGTGACGAGAATAAGTTGCTAATCCAGACAGGGTTAATGGCCCAGACACACCATCTGCAAATAGATCGTATTGGGAACCAATCGTAAAAACAACTTCTCCGCTTATCGGGTTTGAAGCGGTGTTGGCGATCACCTGATAAGTTTTATTGCTTCCCGAAAATTCGATATTTGCATCGACCAATTCGTTAGCAAAAATACCTGGTGCAACAATCGTAAAAGTTTTCGCTGTCGCAACAACAACAGTCGAAAAAGGCACGATTTTACGATACCCACCCCATCGACCTTGGTTCGCGGCTTCCAACTCTAAAATTTCCGTCCCTAACCGATTTTTGACAACGATTTTAGCAGGACGAGCATTTTCTAGCTCAACCCGCGTAATCCATGTCATAGCACCGCTTCCAGCACTATTAAAAAATCCATCAATTGCATCAGGACAAAGATGACTGGCATCAGGATATAAATGCCACGATGAATCTTTTGGATCTCCCGCAATTTGTAAATACTGCTCTTTAGAAAGATAGGGAATTGCGACCCCCATAGGGCCACGCTTCTGAACTCCAAAAAAAGCTGTTGTGCCGTATCTCGAATCAATTACGATTTGATTCCCTGAACGTTCGATAACAGCCAGACCTGCCGCACCAGCAGGAGGGCCAAATACACGCACAGATTGTAAATCTGCCATTGATATCTCCTAAGTAAAAAAACGAGCTTCCTTTTTGTTTTAGGAAACCCGTTTTAGGTTTGAATTAAATTAATAGAATTAAGATTTATGCGGAATGAAGTCGTGGTACTCCAGTCCCAAAATATCCCCGTTCTCGAATCAACAAAACACGCTGTTGAATTGAGGGCTTACCTCCCTTGGTCGGAATTTTAGCTGTTGAAAGCAAGTAGTTTTCCGACTCAATTTTGTTCAGTTGTTCGTGGGTACATTTCAAGAGTGGATCATCAGAGTCAATCATTACACATCCGGTCAGAACCAGAGATTGATCGTAGTTCAATCCTTTGACATACTCCTGAATTAATTTAACCTCATCATCGCTCAAAAAACGAGGCTCGGTCGAAATAAAAATAGAAGTATCGTCAGGATTGTTCGATGACTTAATCCCCAGAAAATCAAGGGGATAGGGAACCTGTAAAGGTTCTCTCGCATTTTTGAGTTGAGCTTGTCTAAACATAAGATAATGTGACTAGATTTTCGGGAGTCATAAATTTAGCGGTTGCCGCAGCATAAACCCATAATCCAGGTGCTTTCAAAGCCAAAAAAGGTTCTTGCTGGGTTTGGTATAACAATTTAAAAAATTGACGATGCTGTTCCTCTGCACCACTAATAAAGAACAGGTAATGACCCGTGATATAACCGTCAATCGGGGCTGTAGCATTGATCGCATGGTTATCCACACGATGAATTAATGTAACCGCCAAGTCAACCCCAATTTGCAGAAAGTTATCTTTATGATCCTGGGACAAGGTGATTTGAACTGGTGCTACTACTGGCATAGCCGATTATCTCCTTTTCAAATGTAATCTATCGGCGCTGAAACCAATACAACTTCAATAGTGACTTTGTTTTCAGGCTTCACGAATTTTCCGGTTGGACTCGCGTAAATCGTCAAACCCCTGAATCGAGAAGGAATAACTGCGCTATAGCTGTCACCAAACAAATATTTCAGAAAGATCAGATGTTCGCTCATGGTTCCTTCGATAAAGAAAATGAAGTGGCCATTGCTATACCCATCAATCCGACAAGCTGTATGGTGGAGGAGGTCACCGGAAATCCTGTAAACATCGTCAGAACGAATACCTTGTTCCGACAATACTTCTAACTGCTTCTCATTTAGTCGCAAACGACTATCAATGCTGGGCATTTGGTTGTCCCCTAGACGCAAAAAACGGGGCAGAGAATAAATCTCCGCCCCGTTTTAGGATTTCTTTTTGTTATGCTCAATTATACACGATCTAAAAGTCAAATGTCATACATTACCCCTGAAGCTGTTCAAAAACGATTAATCTCTCTAGGCGATCGCACTCCTGAAACAGTCCCATCATTCGACGCGATCCAACTTATGATTGATGATATCGAATATCGGATCGATACTTGGTTGGGTTATTCGCCGTTACCGAAGGAGTACCACACCACGATCATTCCGAACCATATAGGGTATTTGAATATCAATAGCCAAGCCCCTCCTACAAAGGTTTTGGAGGTCAAACGGATTCACCCTGTATTTGGGGGAACGACTTTAACTAATGCCTATTGGACTTGGGACGGCAAGCGCACTATTGAAATTATTTATGTAATGGGAATAAGCTCGTCGGGATTAAACTATGAAGTCCGTTACATAGCGGGACTGAAAGAAATTCCTCCTATTTTCGAGAATGTCGCATTTGCCTTGTTACGTCACTCTGTTAAGAATAATTGCGATACTTTTTCCTTAGAAGAACCAACAAGGGATTTGACCAGCGTAAACCTACCAGGGGGCATGAGTCAGCAATTCAAACTTGGGGAAAATAAAAATGCTTCACTTGGAACTTGGTTTGAGCGCTTTGTTCAACCATTGGGTCGATATAAACACAGGATTAAGGTTTAGAATGGAATCAACTCGAACCAGAGGTAGAAATTTCTGCCTCTATTTTTATATAAAAATCTATGCAAAATAACACCGAACTATTGTGTTTAATCTTGGAATTTCAATCTCGAAGCCTGATTGTACAAAGTCTACTACAGGCAGAAGCCGCCAAGGAATACAAGGCTGATTGGCTAAAAAACACTGATACCGTAGTTAGAGACGGAACGGGACGATTTGCTAAAAAAGGAATGTCCATTGCTCAACCAATTCAAGATGCAACTGCCATCCTAAAGCAAGGATTCGATCTGACAGGTGACACAATTCAATCACTAATTAAAGATCCTGAATTCAGAAAACGTGCCGGGATTGCTGCGGGTTTACCGATGGCGAAATTGATTTCTAATTTAGCGGCTCAAGTTAATCTAAATCCTAAATTAACGGAGAAGTTAGAAGAATGGATTGCCAGGGCGACTAAGGAATTTGCTGACCAATACGGGGATGACAAAAACCCGATGGCACAGGCAATCCGCAACGCCAATTTAGCCCAACCACCCAAGGATGCGAGTTTTAATGAAAAGATGGAGTTCCGGTTTGCCCAATATGCGGCTTACAAAGAGGCACTAGAAAGTCCTGAAGATTTCAGTAAACGAGATGAAATAATTGGCAAGGCTGCGAGTGCTGCAATTCCAATTGGGATTAGTTTGGCAATTGCGTTAGGGTTTGAAGTGGCTATCCCTTTATTTATGGCTCAGGGTTTGAATTGGGGAACAATTTTAAGTTCTGTAGCTATTGGCGAAGCTGCGGACTTTGCAGTACAAAAGGGTTTGGATAAGTTGGAAATTAATAACCCTGCTGTTCGGATTGGGGCTAGTATGGTTGCTGGGGCTTTGGCGGGTGGTTTGGTTACGGGAGCCAGCAACATCAATCTCAAGAAATACATCAAAGAGAATTTTACTGTAGAAAGACGAATTATCAATAATCATAGAGGTTTAGGTAAAAAAGTAAAAGCATCGTCAGTATTCACTGGATTAAAAAGGGAGCCTTCTAATCAAGTTAAATCAGCTAAAATAAACAGCCAGGATATAGATGATTTTATAGAAAAGTCTGACATCACTTATCTATCAAAGGATTATATTTTTGGCTTTCATCGGATAGATAATAACGGGGATTGGGTTGATTCGGACGGCACAGTCTTTACGTTCGACAAAACGATGGATGCTAAAAATTTTTCTAGGTTCGTGGATGATGGGGGGGCAGATGATCGTATTCGTGATTTCTGGGTCGATACAGGCAAACACATTTCCTTCACAGAAAAAGAAGAATTTGAAAAAGTTGGATCTCTTTCGAGCAAGAAAAATGAGAATATCTGGGGCGACAATTACGACAAAGACGGTAAGTATATAATACCTACTGACTCCGATAACACGGGAGTTTCATTGACAAAATCAAAAGAAAGTATATCTTCAGAATTTAATGGATTTTATTCTCCTAGAGTCGATTACCTAAATAGACCTAGTTACAGTGCTTTCACTATTAGAACAGCAATAAATATATCGGAAGATGATGCGCTTGCGCTGAAAAATGAAAAAATTCACAGAAGTTTACATGATTATGTTTTTGAAAACTGGGAAAAAGTTAGAGAAAAATTAGACAAGGATATTTTTACTGAAGAAATAGGGAAGTTGTACGAAGTTAATGTCCCTGAATTCAAGAAGATGCTTAAAAATATATTAGAGGAAGTACATTTAGGGAAGAAAAATGCTATGGAATCAGTTGAGAATAAAGTCGAACAAGATACTGAAGATTGGGCTAAATGGGAAGCAGAACAAAAAATTATGGAAGAAGCTGACCGACTAGCCAAAAAAGAGATTAAGGAACGACGTGAAAAAGAAGCCGAGCGTAGAGCTAAAGAATACGACCGTGCAATCAAAGAAATAGAAGAACGAGAGGCTAAAGAAGATATTGCAAGAGAACAAAGATCTAAGATTAGAGACAAAGAGATGGCAGAACTAGAGATTACGAGACAAAAAAACAAGGAAGAGGCTGAACGCATAGCTAAAGAAGTAAAAGAACGAGAGGCCAAAGCGGAGGCGGAACGTAAGATTGTAGAGCAAAAAAACAAGGAAGAAGCTGAACGTATAGCCAAAAGAAAAGCAATACTTATGGAGCGAGAAAAACTGGAATCCGATCCAGAAAATATCAAAACATTGTTGAGAAAAGCGAATAAATTAAAACGCAACGATCAACTACAAGAAGCGATTGATATCTATGAAGAAATCTCGAAAATAGACCCAAATCATGTCATTGCTTTAGATCTCAAATCCGAACTACTTGAAGATTTAGGAAAGACAGAGGAAAAGGCTGCGTTAGGTAAAACAATAGCAAAAATAAACCCAGGCAAAAATATCAGACAATGGCATAGAAAAGCAGGTTTTTTAGATCGGGAAGGGAAATACGAAGAAGCTATTGAAGCTTACAAGGAAATCCTAAAATTAGACCCAGAAGAAGAATCTGCTAAAGAAGAAGTGAAGCGTCTATTGTTAAAAATCAACAAAAAAGATTAACTATGATAAACGATTGGTTTGATATTGAGGCAATGCGACAAGTTTGCAAAGAACAAGGTAATCTATTAAAACTTTGTCATCGCAAAGTTGTTCAACCTGCCCAACCGCAATATAATCTACCCGAACAAATTAATTGGGTATGTACTCCGGTGACGGGTTACGCTTATCAACAGAGGTTTAGCGCGATCGCAACTTCCGTCAAAACTGTAGAAGACAAAGACTGGAATATCTGCTTAATTCCTGGCCCTGATTTTAATGAGTCAATGATTACGCCTGAAACTATGATTGAATTTCAGGGGGTAAAGTATTATCTGGAAATGAAGGATATTATTATCAGTCGAGGTCAGAAAATTTTGTACAAATATCTTATTAAAAATGAGGCTCCGACAATTGTTGCACTGAAATAAAAAAAGCGATCGCACTTCTTTACGAAATGCGATCGCTTAATTAACAGTCCAGACATGGACAAATTTCGTCTTCCGAACAAATTAGGTAAATATCTCAAATTTCATGTTATACTTTCCTTGGATTTGGTTTGTGAATAATTTGGTGGAAATGAATATAGAAGCGATCGCACTTTTTAGATATGCGATCGCTTTTTGTTTTTAAAGCCGTGAGAAATTCGTCATTCTTTTTTCTTGCTGTGTATGCCATAATAAAAGAGAGAAGAAACATTAAGTCACCCCAAGATAACTTGGGGTTTTGTTAATATTCGCTATAAATCAAAACCTAAAAAAAGGGGTCACTAGGATTCCTTTTTTTAGGTTATTGGATTGTGTGACGACCCGTTCATTTTACCGCAAAAACTATGGTTGACAACCCCATAAAGCCAACAAATACTACAACAACTCCCACGCCAAATCAAGCAACGGATAGTAAAAAAGCAGAGGATAAGCAACAAAGTTCTGGGTTAAATGTTGTTCAGCAAGTTGCGGAAGTATTTCCTGAATTTAAAGACAATATTGTTAAATATTTTCCGCTTCTAGCTAGAGAAGCGGCTCAAAATCAGATGACCAGCGTTAATCATTTGATCGCTATCTGCGGGACTTTATATGCTGAATGTGGATTTGAACCAAAAAAAGAAGGGGGTGTAGTTGATTGGGTTACATACGATAATCCACCATCTCCTGTAGGTAGAGGGTTTATTCAGTTAACAGGACTCTCTGGTTATGAGGCTTGTAAAGAATATTTTAAAATTGATTGCCTAGCTAACCCCGACTTAATTTTAGAACCCAATCTTGCAGCAAAAATCTTCTGTTGGTATTGGTGTGCATCACCCAAACCATCAGCAGGGGGATATGATATGCGTCCTTACGCCGAGCAAGGAGATTGGGATAATGTTCGGAGTATTGTTAACGCTGGGCATCCTGATTTAATTCATAAAGCTACAGCTAGTCCTCAATTTTTTGAAGCAATCGAACGAGGGAAGGCGGGGTTTAAGTTTGGAATTGATCCTAGTGCTATTCCCCTTCCTGGTACTTATGGTGCAAATGATTTTGATACGGGCGGTGCTGCTCACAAGACAATGATTCAGCAAAACCCAACATCCCAATTATCTGCTTTGGAATATGCGTTGGGATTGTATGCGGCAGAAGCTCATAAGTCGATTCGGGCTGATTTGGTTTTGGATTTGGCGGGTCAACCGGATATCTTGAATTTAGATGCTCAAACTACTTTTAAGATGAAGGGTTTGGGGCAGGATTTAGATGATACCTATACAGTGGAATCGGTATTATTCATCTTTGGATATACTGCGGAGGCTCATGTAAAGGCTTATAAACCAGATCCTAAAATGGGAACTCCTCAGATTTTAAAAGGGGATGCCAATAAACCCGATGTTTCACAAGGAACTAATCAAAGACCTGATTTAACGGGGTTGAATAAAAAGATTTATGATGCCGCCGTTGCAGCCAAGGGACGTTCTTCTGCTGAGGGGCCAGGAGGGGGGAATGTTGCCTGTGCTTGGGCAGTTAATTTATTCGTGATTCAAGTTATTGGGCTACCTATGTTGGGGGGAGAAGCGGGGATGGCTTCTGTGGTTTCCTGTGTTCAGGATATGGAAGGGGGTCGAGCGCAAAAGGTTTCGAGAGATCAGGCGATCGCGGGTGATATTTGGGTTGGTTTTGATATGGCACACATTGGAATCATGATGGACAAAACTACTGTTCTGTCTAATTCTTCATCGAAAGCATCCTTCAGTTGGGAGGATAATATTGATTCGGTTAACGGGTTTTATGGTGGTTCTGAGCATGGAATTTACCGTTTGAACAAATAAAAAAGACCCGCTATAATTTAGCGGGTCTTTTTTTGATCTATTTTTATTTACTCGTCATCTTCATCCTCGTCCTCGTCATCTTCATCCTCGTCCTCGTCCTCGTCATCATCATCTTCATCCTCATCCTCGTCCTCGTCCTCATCTTTGGCAATATCATTTATATAGTTAATATTGTCATTGAGGTGGTTTAGCGAACAAGTAATATTATGCGCTAAATGAAATGTTCTGAGGCAATGATCTCCGGCAGAACTAGAACTTTTTAATTCTGAAAACGGATAATCTACAAGACTCTCCATGATTTCTTTTACTTGGGAAATAATACCAGGTAATCTTTTTTGTAGCTTTAGAATCTCGTAAATTTCAGATCGATAAATTTTTTTGGTCATTTGATTTATTTTAACTCAACTATAGAATTTTACTATCAATAATATTAAAAGTCAATGGGTTCTAAACAACAAATAATTAACATTAAAAACATTGATTTATTTGATAAAAATGTGATAAAATACTTGACTTTTATATAAGAATTTGTTATATTAATGATATAGGAAAAGAACAAATCTCCACAAAATATTTGTTACTTCCTAATCAACAATAAACAAGGAGAGCAGAAATGTTCAAATCTATTATTTCAAATTTTCAGTCTTTCGGCAAAAAAGTCGTTAGCAAGATTGTCGCCTTTGTAGGTGGGATTTTCGGAGTAAAACCACAAGTGGTTGAATCCGCCGTCCCTCCACAAGTGGTAGAACAAGTTGCAAATAAAACCGAAGCTCAAACTGAAGAAAAAGAAGGTTTTGTAAAGAAAACACTAAAACAAGCCTTCCAAATCGCCAAAAAAGTCGCAATAGCGACAATAAAAGCGGTTTATGCAGTAACAGTTGTTGCTGCATTCGTAGCATTCAACTATGCCTGTTACACCCTGATATCCACAAGCGGAATGATCGCCTTGATCGTCTCGATGTGGCAAGCGGGAGGAGTGGCAGAACTAGGAGTAATTCTCCTGGCAAACATAGGTGCTTGCGCTGTCCAAATTCTTTCCTTTGAACTCTTGACCTGGGCTTTAAGCCTGGTAAGTTCAAAGAAAAAAACACCTGTGATTCCAGTTGAAGTAGTGGTCGAGGTCGATCTCGCTACCACACAACCAACAGTTATCGCAACTCCAGAAGTTGTAATTACTGCCCCCGCAGTAGTCGCAACACCCACACCAGTTACAACAACTGAAACAGAAGTTGTATTAACTGCGGTTGATTCTAGTCCCGCAGCGATCGCAACTCCTACAAAAGAAGTTACACCTGTTGTAATCGAAATCGAAGATGAAGATGAAGTTGAAGAAACGGTTGATTCTAGTCCCGTTCCTCCTACAAACATCAATCATCCTCTGTCAATGTTATTCGTCTTAGACGAAGCGACATTAACAAAAGAGCTAACAGAGCTAAACATGGAAGCAATCAAGAAAATGATTGCAGCGTTAAACTCGCACCTAAAAGCTCCCCAGAAGGTGAGCAGTCACCCTCCAAAAAACACCCCAAAAGGTGAGGGAAAAAATGTTTTGATTAACCGCATCAAGCGGCAAGTCAAAGACATTCGGGCTAACAACCAAATGGTTGCAGCCTAAATCAAAAAACCCTGGTAGCTCCTCAGTTGCCAGGTACAACACACGCAACACAAACTAAACAATTAGGAGAAATTCAAATGTTTTTCACAGTATTTGCAGCAACTTTAACAGCTTTAGTAGCTTACCAAGTCATCGGACTATTAATTGGAATCGGAATTGGATTGGTTACTACTCAATTAGCTCGTTAAAACAAAATCCTGGTAGCTCCTCAGTTACCAGGTTACGAACAAAACACACACTATTTTTAGTTTAGGAGAAATCAAATGTTTTTAGCAGCTTTCGCAGGCGCAGTATTCGGCGCAATTATAGCGCCCATAGCAATCCCCATCGTGGGAACGCTAATGTACTTCGCACAAAAAGCCTTAGAGAAGGCTTTCGGAAAACAACGCAAAACTCAGTTCGTAGAAGTTTAATGGAAATCATACTTTTCGCCTCGAACGTATTGGCCTTTATCGGGCTAGTCGTAATGAGTGCAATCGCATACAACGCGACTCGCTAAATCAAAATCCTGGTAGCCCCTCGGTTGTCAGGTCAAAACCAAAATTCACGCATAAATCAAGAAGGAAAAAAATCTATGTTTTTATTAGGAATGTTGGTCGGAGTAATCGCTGCTCCCGTCTTTTGGACTGGCACAGTAATCGGAGCCTTGTGGCTCTACAAAAAAGTTTCTGATTACAAGAAATCAGCAAACTAAAACCTAAAAACCCCATTTAGCCCAAGCGCAAATCCGGCTAGATGGGGTTTTTGTTTGCCAAATATTTCCTCCCGTAGATACGGAATATTTTAATTACCTCATACGCTCAACAAATTCCCGCATAATTTGACGAATTTCCATTTTTGCTTGAGGCGATCGCAACTTATTCAAGAAATCACGATAAACATCCTCTCCAGTTTCACCCTGAACGATAATATCCCCAAAGTTCAAATTAATATTAAATTCCTGTCCTCCCGCAGATTCAGATTGAGTTGGGGGGAAGAAGGGAACAGGAGCAAATGTAGGCGATGCCATGATTTGAGGAGTTGATATTACGCTTGCTTTATCTGTATTAATTGCGTCAAGTAAAGGAAGATTGGCTTTAGTTGAGGAGGCATTAATTACATATTCTCCAGGTGAGAGTTTTGCGTGAATACGATCTCCTGTACTTGTTCCCGATCCTTTAACTAAACCCCCAGTTGCATAACCTGGGGGTTTTTCTGTTTTAGGTTGACCCCCAAATAAACCACCGACGAAAGGAATAGATGAAATCGAGTTAATAACAGAAGAAATTACCCACCAAATTCCTTCAAATATTTTCTTGATAACAAAAGCAACTCCAATAATTACAGCACAAACACCTGAAATCAAGAGGATTACAGGAAGAATTGGAGCTATTGCGATCGCAATACCAGTAATAGCTCCTCCAATCATTGTCAATACTGACGCAACCCCTGTAATCAAAAAGGGTGTTACAAATACAATCCCTGAAATTATTCCACTCACGATCACACTAATAGAGCCAATTAAACCTGCTATCGTTGCAAAAGCAGAGACAATCCCAGCTAGAACTGCACCAAAGTTCAGGACTGCTACAATCCCTCCTATAGTTGCACCAATAATTAGAATTGATTTTATGAGTTCCCAGGTAAAGGATAAAATCGTTTTAATAACGTTGACAGTAAAAATCAACGATTTAACTATTAATTGGATTCCCCAGGAAATAGTTGTAATTAAGAAGTTAAGGGATTTTACTAGAATCCGAATCGGGAACAGCAAAGCATTGACAACTGCCGATAAAACATCAGATAGATTCAAAACACTGTTGCCGACATCAATACCAAATAGTTTCAGGATTGGGTCAAAGATTGAGATAACAGTAGAAACTAATTCCCCAAAGACAGAAGCGATCGCTCTTACTTCCCTGTCAATCGTAGTAAAAATACTACCAATCGCAGCAAAGAAGCCTCCGAACAAATCCCCAAAGAACTTCTTAAATGCCCAACCCACACCATAGATTAAATCACGGATTCCTAAGAAGTTGGATTTAAAGGCTAAGTAGAATAATCCGACCGCAGCAATAACCCCTAAAATAATTGGCAAGAATGGCAGTATGGGAACAAGCAAGGTTGTATAGGCTTTTAATGCAGCAGCCTTGAGTAAAGTAAATGTTCCGCCAACGAATGAGTTAGAAGCCGCGATCGAATTTCCCCAAGCCAATACGCCCGCCTCCAGGGTTGGAAGCAATGCTTTAATATCTACAAACGCATCAATAAAATCATTCAGGACAAAAAGCGGAGTTGCTAATTCGGGTGCGAAGTTAGATAACAGGGAACCTACAGAAATTAATGTTCCACGCAATCCCTGTAACCCACCATCCAAACCTTGAACACCATCAGAAATATTGGGAATGGGTTCCGTGCCAAGTACCCTAAACTCTACGTCAATTACATCAGACTGTGAATAAGAAGAATAAGAATTTAGACGATCTGGCGATGCTAACACAGGGAGATTTGAACGATCTGAGGACGGTAGCATTGGGAGGCTTGAAGAACGAAAAGAATTCATTGCGATCGCTAAATCAGAAAAAGTTCCAGCAGCAATTGAATTTGAAATAGCGACGGCTTTTCCGAAATTTATCATCTCCATTTGGAGACTGGGTAACAAGGTTTTAATATCAACAAACGCATCAACAAATTCATTCAGAAGAAATAGCGATGGTTTAAGTTGACCAGAAAAATTAGACATCAAGGAATTGATTGAAACTAAAACTCCTCGCAATCCATTACTACCTAAATTTTGAACGCTATCTGCCTGAGCCTGTTGAATTTGTTGAATTACTCCAAACTGATTCCGCAAAGATTGAGTTTGATCACCTAAAGATACTTGTGGAGAGATTGTAACTGCGGATTGAATCTTCTGTCCTTGTTTTTTAGTAAAGGACGTGAAATCTTCAACTCGATCCCCGATCATATCCAACATCTCAAACCACTTCTTACGAATCATGTAAGTAGGGCCAGGAGGATCGTTAGATAAGTTTTGTTCCACGCTTCCCCCTTCAACTTCAGTTTCTTCAACAAATAGACCTAAACGCTTCTTGATTCCATTAAACATTCCCTGAAACTTACCCCCAATCCCTTGAGTAACCCCATCAAACTTATCGGAAATAACATCTCCCGCTCCTGTCATCACAGATTCAAACGTCTCAATAGGGTGAAGGATTGCGTTGGGTATTTTAGAAACCGCGTCTAACACCTCCGCAATAACCGAGACAATAGTTTGAATAGATTTAATAGCTAGATTCACCATCCCCCCGAATATCTCACCAATTTTATTCCCTAAACTTTCAGCAATTTCTGTATAGCTTTTTGTTGTATCAAATAAGTTTTTGAAATTTAAAACTAATGTTCCGATTGCGCCTGTTACAAGTGCGATCGCGGCAGGATATAAATCAAAGTGATTTAAAATATGACCAATAAAATCAACAACAGGAGATAAAGCGTTAAACCCATAAAACGCTGCGATCGCAGTAGCAATAATAGGAGCGAGTCGTTTTAATGCCCCCAGTATTTTGAGGATTGCTCTCCCAATCTCCTTGAAGGCAGGAGTAACTTTAGATATTTCTGTGAATAATCCCGTGAATAAACCTTTCGAGAAGTAAGCTACAAACTTAGCTATTCTGGCTAAAGTATTTAAGAAAGGAACTGCATATTTATTTAGTAAATCTGCAAACACAGTAATCAAATCCCTTGTAACATTGATAACTGATGTAAAAGCAGTAGCACTAACTGACCCAAATTTACGACCCAAATCTTCCCCAATGCGGAATATATTAATTATCTGTTTTGCTGTTTCCGCGATCGCAGTGGTAGTCTGACCAATTTCACCGCCAACATTGGTCAGACTATTACCAAGTTCTGTAACCCCAGTGGTAATCCCCTGTACAGCATTAGCAGCAGCCGTTATATTCGTAGCAGCGTTTGAAACACCATTAGCAACGGTTGTCGCACTATTCGCAACAGTTGACATACCAGATGCGATCGCGGTTGTCGCTGGCGCAACAGTTGATATGCTATTAGCGATCGCGGTTGTCGCTGGCGCAACAGCCGTCAATCCATTGTTAACCTCCGTCACTACTTTTTGTACGGGAGTAAATAATTTTGAGATTTCAGAGAATGCTTTAGGTACACTCTCTGTGATAAACGAAAATATTTTTCCAAAGGCTTCTGAGATTGTCATCAAAGGGTCTTTAAATTTAATCAAAGCATTGTAGAGATTTTCCATCTCGCCAATAAACCCTTTCACAAAGCCAACACCAAATCCTGCTGAGAATTTAGCAAAATTTATAGTTAAATCTTGTAATATTTTTCTTGTAAAATCCAAAATATCAAGTAGTGGTTTTAACCCTGGAGCAGCTTCTCCAAGCGATCGCACTACCGATGTAATTCCTTTATCTAAATCACGGAAAGCTGTAATGGGGTCAAGGATTGCTTGAAACAATCTAACTGTAATTTTTAAAATCAATACCAATCCATCGACTGCCAACCGAATAAAGAAACCAACTACAGAAATTAAGGTTTTGAATACATTTGTTAACCCCTCAATAGATAATTTCAACAGGTCGGTCAATCCCGTAACCTCGCCAAATTTCTTAATAGATTGAATAGGGTGCAGAATAATAGAAGCCAACTGGACAAAAGCAGAAGACAGGAAATTAACTGTATTTAAAATTCCTTTCAGTGACCCGCCTAAAATAATCGCAAAGGCTTCACCTACATTTTTTGCTGCGACTAATTCAGTAAAGAACTGTTTGAAGTAGTCAACAATACCAGAAATAAAACCTTTGATTCCACTAAAGACCACTGAGATAAAACCAATAAATTTGTCCTTGATAGCTCCAAATTTAGAGAAATATTCAGAGATTGATGTGAGCGTTGTTTCTATTCCTGTTCGGAGTGTTCTAAGTTGGGTAATAAAACCACTAAACGCTAATCCTATTCCCGATTTTATCTCGGTCGCAGCACTTCCTAATTGTTGACCAATCGCAGAAAACAAACCACTTACAGCATTTACGGCAGTTTCACCAAAGCTCTTGATAAACTTCAGTATTCTACCCGATCCAAATTTGAAGTTTACCAATGCTTGCCCAAAACTAGAGAAAACACCAGATAATGTTCTAAACAGTTCATCTACTTGTGTTTTAACTTCGCCCAAAGATGCAATCAGTAAATCAAATTTTATTGAGTTTGCTATTCCCGTCAATACATTGGTAAAACTGGTTGCCAGATAAGTTTTTGTGTTTTTAAATAAAGTAACAATTGAATTAAAGTAAACTGTATATTCCGTTTTAATGGATTCAAGCATTATTCTAATAAGAGGGAGTCCAATAGCAGAAATCTCTGATATTGCACTCAATACATTAGAGAAAACCGTCTTAACATCGTTAAACAAAGCGCGAAGATTACTCTTGATTTCCGTGACAACAGAGTTCGATTCGCCCAACTCCTTATTAAAACGGGTAAAGAATCCAGTAACATTATCCTTCCCGACCAACGCAAAGACCAATTGTTTACCAATGTCCTTAGCGAAGTCTAGCAATCCCGACAATTTTCCTTGGATAAATTCAACCGCTTTACGCCACGCTTCGGGGATTCTCTCAGTCGGGTTATGGTTTAAGGCGTTAATTAATTTCTGAGCAATATCTAGCGCAAACTCAACAATTGGTTTGAGGATAGTTTTGAAACTTGTCGTAAATCCTTCCCACGCCTGTTTAATTCGTTTAACTGTTGTCTCGTTGGCTTCCAAGAAGGTATTCCAACGCTGTTTTAGGTTACTGATGGTAGTAGACAGGTTATCAACAAATTCAACTAAGAGAACAATACCATTACCTAAATGTACCAATAATTGAGTTGACCGCAAAAACTCAACCAATGTATTCCAATGTCTACCGATAAATCCCGTGACCGTACTGAAGGCGTAGGATAAATTTTTCAACCCACCCAGGACATAACTAAATAATTCAGTTGTCCCTAACCAAGTTGCAAATTTCTCCCATCGGGTTTCAATTCCGGTTAAAACCATTTGAAAAATTTCGGAAAGTGCATACAACGGAGTAAAAAGTCCTTCTAAGTGAGGAAGATGGAATTGGGTAGCAAAATTTTTCCATCTTTCAAATAACCTAACAATAAGACCACTAAACCCTTGTAACCCATTTCTGAGTTTCTCGAATATAGGTGCAAGAAGTTGTGGAGAAGTCAAAATATAAGATTGAAACTCTCGCCATTTATTTTCGGCGAAATCCAAGGATGTACCCAGCAACCCAAATAATTTACTAAATCCGTTCCAAACATGGGTTAAGGTTTTCCAGTTTAAATTAGCAATTTCGTTAGCCAACCATGTCCAACTGGTTTCAACTTGAATTACTCCCGCTTTAAACAACTTCGGAATTGCGTTAATAAATTCAAACAATTGATAGAACATGGGGAGGGGAAGATTAAAAGCTAAAACTAATTTCACCCACTGCAATTCCATATTGAATAGAAACTCACCAACCTTATCAGCCCCAAGTTTCAACTGATTAAAGAAAGGGGCTAACATTTCGGGGGTACGTCCAAACCAATCGGTAATAGTGCGGAACTGCGATCGCAGCCACCCATAACCATCTAACAACCCTTGCCAAGTTTGTCGCGCTGTCGGCCATTTAGGATTCTCAAAGAATTTAACTAATTGATTCCATTTACCCTGAACGTTATCAATTAAATTATTAGCTTTAGTTTCTAGGGATGCGGTATCAATATCAAGTTTGAGTTTAGGAGCTTTATCGGTAACTTGATTCCAAGTTGTAATTAAATTAGATAACCAGGAAGTGACTTGACCGACTTTTTCCCTGAGTCTATCAAAGGCGATCGCAACATCATCAACATAATTTAGAATACTCAAAAAGGAGAAGTTAGACATAAAAGCGTCTACTTTTCCTTTTAATGTTGGTGCTTCTAAAACCGTTGACCAGAACTGATTCCAAAGTTGACCAACGGAAGTAGCTAGAGATTTAAACCCTGACTTGAGAGTATTTCCAATATCTTCGGTAATCTGATTCCATTCTAGTTTCCCGGCATTAACAAAGAATTTTAACCAGGCTTTTTCAATGGTTACAACAGTTGACTGGAAGCGTTGTACTAGACTATCTAAAAATTCAAAGAAAGGATATCCGATTGGTAGATCAAATCCCAGTGCTAATTTTACCCACTGCGCTCCTAGATTTACAATTGCATCTCGTAAACCCTGCGCTCCGTTCGAGAGTGTGTCAAATAAAGGGATTATGGATTGCCCCAAAGATTTCATCCATCCAGGGAATACCAGTTGGAGTTCTTCATTAATACGATCGCTAAACCCTTTAACAAATTGCGCGATCGCATTAAATCCATCTCGAATCGGGTTCAGTATCCGACTGAGGATTCCGTCCCCTGTGCCTTGGAATAAAGTAGGAATTTTTTCTGCAACCCACTTAAAGCCGTTTAACAAAGCATTGGGAATATCTTGGAGGAAACTAAAATCAAGCTGAGACATTTTACGGAATGCCTCAACAACCCAATCTTTAGCTTGCCAAAGTTGTATCTTGAACCAAACCATCATCTTCTGCCAAGTGCTAATAACAGAAAGACGTAGGTTATTAAATGCTCGGAAGATATTTTTAACAAAGTCAATCAAAGCTTCAGCAGCCATCCGTCCTGCCCTTTCGGGACTGAGGGCAAAGACCGACCAAAATTCGTCAAACCATTGTTTTAAATCTTGAAGCGGTTGTTTTAGGAACGGGAAGATTTGAACTAAAGCAATTTTCAATCCCTCTCCAATAGACAGGAATCCTTGCGCGATCGCTTTAAACTCTAATTTGAGTTGTTGACCCAGAACTTGAAACGCATCTTTAATTTCGGCAATCCCTTGTTTGATCAATTCGCTATCACCAAACAATCCTCTCAGGATTAAACTAAATCCTTTCAGGACTCGTCCGGCAGCCATAAATGTAAAGAATACTATTTTCCCTGTGGCAACCAGAATTTGAATAATACCCTTCAGGATTGAACGAATCCCCAGGAAGTTCGCCAGAATTACCGCAGCCCCAAATGCGATCGCACCAATTGTAATAATTGCCGGAGCCATGCCAGTGAGAACGGCTGCACCTGCTGCGATCGCGCTTAATCCCATACTATTAAATCCGGCAGTCAATCCTTTCAGGGCAAAGGCTAAGTTCCCACCAAAGTCTTTAGAAGCCTGAGCTAGTTCCCCAAAGTTCAAAGTTAATAAGGCATTGACTGATCGCTTGGCAAAATCAGCGATATCTCCTCCCAGAAGTTGCAGGGCATCGGTAACTTGCGCTGCACCAGGTTCAAATAGTACCCCCAGATTTCCAAATCCTTGAGCTTCTAGGTAATCGTATCGATCTTGAATTGAGATTATCCCCGCCTCAATACTTTGAATGGCTTCATTTTTAGTTGCTTCCGAGACAAATGGGGTAATAGCGATCGCGGTTTTAACAGTTCCCACTCCCATAGATTGAGCTAGGGAAATTCCGGTTTTAGCGGCACTCCCCGCCAAGTCACCCATCCAGTCGGTGACTTGATTAATGGTTTTCTTCCAGTATTTCCGAATATAGAAAGTAGGCCCTGGAGAACCTTCAGCTAATCCTTTTTGTAATTCATATCCCTGATCAGGAGCCTGGGCAACTAATTTATCAATCCCTTTTGAGACTGTGGAAGATGTAAGACCCCAAGATTTTCGGATAGATTTAAAGTTTTTCTCCCACCAAGATTCCTTATTATCCCACTCGGTTTCTGCGTTGGTAACTAAGTCATCGACAACGGGTTCATTTTTCCGATGTTTTTGCCAACGCTCCGCTAATCCACTAACGGCTTGTTGAGCAGCAGGAATTATTTGACTTGCTTTTTGTTGGACAACGGGAATTAATTTACTGGTTTTTTCTTTAATAATCGGGTTAACAACATCACCAACACTCTTGGGGCGATAAGGAACAATATTATTTTTAAAATCTGGAATACTGGGTTCAGTAAGTTTTTGCGGATTTTTGTATGGAACCTTTGTTTTGGCATAATATCCATCAAAATAACTTGTAACTTTACCCCATAAATCAGCTACAAAATTAGTTGAATTATCCCACAAACTTTGCTTGGGTTGGGATTGAGACTGAGGCATGGATTGAATTGGTATTTCTACCAAAGGTTTGATTTCGTCAGGAATCTTAAATTCATTTAAGATATCGCTAAGTATTTTAGAGGTTTGATCTATTGACTGAATAATACCGCTAAGTATTTTAGAAGATTGATCTATTGATTGAACAACACGGTCAATCTGAGGGGCTATTTTTTCAGCTAAACTTTTCTCCTTCTCAGGCAATGCTTTAATTGCTTCTCGAATAATTGGCTGTCCTTGTAAACCAATATTATGAACCTGATCTGCTGTTTTACCAGATTTACCAGCAAAATTTTGTAGGATTTCGTTTGAGAATGCTCCTTTGCGATCGCGATATTCTGTGGCTAATTTTTTCTCTAGGTAAGTCTGACCTTCTTGTGTTAGTTCTGGATTCCCATATTGTCCCCTAGTAATATATTTAGAAAATTCAGAACGTAAAGCCGAACTTTCAGAAATACTATTATTAGCCATTTCATAAATTAACTGATTTTGACGTGCTGATACCTGTTGTGTTACCTTATCTCGAATTGATGCTTCACCCCCCTGGAATAAATCAAGTGTGCTAGTTAACAAGTTTCCACCAAAGCCTTTGATATAGTTAGCTGCGGATGTTAAGTCTCTTTCTACCCCACCAAGAGTAGTTCCCGAATTATAGATAGTTTGATCCATTCTCCACCCTTTTTGATTCCCCCCAATCCCCAAAAATCCTTCTTGCCCCAATGGATTAAAACCACCTGCGATTTTATTTCCTGGGGTAGATTGTTTTTCCGTTAAACTTTTTTGTGTTTCGGGCAATGCTTTGATAGCTTCTTTTATAATAGGTTGTTTCTGTAAACCTTCTTGATAAACTTGTTCCTTGGTTCTACCGTACTTGGTTGCAAAATATTGTACAAATTCTTTGGAAAAAGCACCTTCATGATCTCGATATTCTTTTGCTATTTTTGTCTCTAAATAGATTTGACCTTCTTTTGTTAACTCGGTTTTACCTGTTTTTTCTTCTTTAAAAACGTACTTAGAAAATTCAGAGCTTAAAGTTAAACTACTGGATTTACTGTTGTTAACCATTTCTTGAATCAATTGGTTTTGCCGCAAAGCAATTTGTTCCGACATTGGATTATTAAATAAATGATCAAACCAATTAGCATTAGATTTTGCGACTTTTTCACCCCTTTCTGGAGCAACAACAGGTTTCGGTTTTAAATATTCCTGCACAACCGCGAGATTAGTATTGAATTTTGTGACTTCATCTAAGATTGATTTGTCAGTTGTATTGTCAATAGAAGTATTGAAACCGGAGACGGTTTGGTTGAGTCCTTGAATTGTTGTGTTGATTGCGATCGCTTGTTCAACTACTTTTCGAGTTTCAGCTAATATCTGATTTTGAACGCCAAGAACAGACACTAACACTGAAAAAATTTGTTGTGTAGAAAATCTCAGGTTGTCTCGAAAAATATTATCAAGTAAATCAGCAAAAGGACTCATATCACCTAGAAAAACATTCCGAACTGTCTTGACGGAATTATCTCGAACTGCGATCGCACCTGATTTAACAGTATCAACACCCGAACTCAAAGCGGTTGTCATCTGTTGCCCTGTTTTTTGAGCAACGGTGACAGTATCACCCAACATTCCAGAGATTCGGTTGGTTGCCACATCCCAGGCTTCAGGGATGCGTTCTGTAGGGTTATGGTTGAGGGCGTTAATTAATCCGGTGGCAATATTTAGGGCATGACCGACCAGAGGTAAATTAGAGAACCATTCCGAGAATCCCAGCCAAGCTCTCATGATGAATTGAATGGGGTCAACGAAAGCAAATGCTAGAAATTCGCCAAACTTAGTTCCCAAGGATTCACCCAAGGCAGAAATTTTACCTGCGGTTTGAACAAAATCCGAGAAGAATGAGGATTGTTGACTTAAATCACCTCGACTACTTTCCTTGTTGAAGTTTCTGAGTGTATCTGTAAATCCTGTGATTACACCGGATATGCCTCGGAATATAAAACCAATCCCCCCGGCAATTACTCCTAAAACATTAAGGTGTGGGGTGAGAATTTCTAAAACTGTTACCACCCCTAACAATGCTCCCGACAACCCAGCAATCCAAGGAATGAACTTACCAAACTTCTCTAAATATCCAGGTAAATCTTCCATTACCAGAACAAAGGTAGACAATAAACCCGTTATAGGTGCAACCTGGGGAACCAAGAATGAGGTAATCGGGAGGAGGGGTTGGAACGGTTTGATTTTACTGGAAACTGATTTTGCTTTATCTCTGAAGTTGGTGAATTTCTCGCTGCCAACATAATTTCTAATTCCCTGTTGAATAGTTCCTTTGGCAAGTAAGCCATATATTTCCTTGGTGATATTGAACAACCCAAGCATTGCCGACATGAATCCACTGGTTTTCAGTGCAACTGCGAATCCAATTGCCGTATAGATGTCTGAGTTGGATTTTCTTTTCCCTTGCATCCTTTCAGGTAAGTTCTGAATTAAAGCATTTAATTTTTCGTCTAATCTCTGGTTAAATTGAGTAAATTTCTGATTATAAGTATTTAAAGATTTAACAATTTCGGTAATCTTGATAATTAGCAATCCAATTTTTGCTACCAACAATTCCCAAATTGAGTTAGATGAGATTGATCGACTTTCTTTATTGATTAATTGATGTTTCTGAATGGGTGTAGATTGAGATTGTTTCGGTTTAAACAAACCAGAGAACCATTGTGTTACGGGACTGAATAAATTAGTTAAGTTAGATGCGATCGCTTGTGCAGGAGCAATTAACCATCCGAACATCTCTTTGATCCGAGTAATAGCCCCTTCCCATGCTTCGGGGATTCGTTCTGTTGGATTGTGATTCAAGGCATTGATTAATCCTTTAGCGATAACCAATGCAGCTTGTACCAAGGGCATATCAAAGAACCAACTGACAAATCCAACCCATGCGGACTTAATTGCTTGCACAGACATCACAAATAATTGTGTAATCTTGCCAATCACCTTTTCTAACTTTGTTCTAATCCCTCCAAAATCATCAGCAAAGACTGAATACAAGAGTGCTAAAGCTGTAGTTACTGCCCCAATTCCCAAGGAGAGTGATAATAAAGGCCCTCCGCTTAGTCCCATGGTCATTGCCAGGAAACCACCTACTTTAGTTAATTGCTTCCCTGCGAATGTTCCTCCAAGGCTTTTTAACGGTGTTTTGTTGACAGCACCTTTAATAGATTGGAACCAATCTTTGCTTTCTAAAAAGCCTTGGATTTTAGTGTTGCGATCGCGGTTACTTAAAGTCTTCCACAAATTTTGAGCTTGTTGAAATTCCTGAATTTTCAACTGCTTTTGCATTAATTCGGTCTGGATATCTAGCTTATTGTTGGTTATTAAATTTTGGCTAAATACGGACGTAATGCTTTCTTGCAAAGAAGAAAACCATTGTTTAAATCTATCTAAATAACCTTGATCTTCAAATTTAATCCCTGTTAATTTTTCCTTGACAACAGCAGCTAAATGTTTGCGTTCTCCTGCTTTTGTGGGGTCAAGAGCTTGATTTAATTGATTTCCAGCCCTGTACCCCGTGTCAACCAATCCGGTTAAACTACCTTGGATTCTCTCTTTTGCCCCTTCCCATGCTTCGGGAATCCGTTCTGTAGGATTGTGGTTGAGGGCATTGATTAAGTGTTGAGCGATATCTAATGCGGGTTTGACGATAGGGGTTAGAATCCCGCCGAATTTAGCAACAAATCCTTCCCAGGCAGATTGGATAAATTCGATGGGGACAACTAGGGTGTTTTGGATAATATCTCGAATCCCCATGAAGTTAGCATTAAAGGCTTTGTACAGTCCAAATACAGCTAAACTCACGGCTCCGATTCCTAATACCAAGGGAGCGAAGGGAGATGCGCCTAATCCCACAGCAAGGGACATCGCACGTCCCAATCCCATTACTGCTGTCCCCACCGTTGCGGCAACAGTACCAAGTGCCGATACCGAGGAGGTGAATGCCATTATTAGTGGTGTTCCAAGTCCAGTGACAGCCCCAAAAATACTAATTAATTCCGTGACTTTGTAGAGAGACTGACTGGTTTCTTCGTCAATTAAGCCAATATTACTAAGGGAATAGAACACTGATTGGGCAGCAAACCCAGTGGCAGAAACCACACCCCCAATTGCCATCCCTGCTCTACCAACGTTACCAACGCTTTTACCTAACAATCCAAACAGATGAATAGTTTTATTAATTGCCCGTTCAAATGTACTTTGAATTTGTCCCCCTGTTTGATGGGCGGTTTCTGCCATTTGGTGCATTGAGTGGGCAGTGGTGCGTTGGGTACGACCCCAGGCATCGGTCGTAACATCAGCAGCGCCGTGATTTAGGAAGTTAACTAAAGTTTTCCCAACGCGAGAAGCAGCTTTAATTAATGTCGGCCATTCCTTGCCTCGAATTTCTCGACCCGCACGTTTCCACGCTAAGACTACTCTCCGAGAAGCATCTTCCATTGACTGACCGACGTTAATACGAGGACTACTAAAGTTCATCGCAGGAAGTTGGAGATGCTTGCTTTTTGCTTTAAATAATCCTCCAAAGAAGTTATTGAAGCGACGATGAAAACGTTTTAAGGCAATTCGAGCTAATTTCGGATATTGTTGTGGGGTTTTAAATTGACGACCGGGGAATAAACCGCCCATAAACCGACCTAATCGGTTCATCATCTGTTGAGCTTCTTTTTGGGCTTCTAATTGCTCAATTTGTAAATTCAGGGAATTGAATTTCCCAAATTTCTGTTGTTTTTTCCGTTCATCTTTGAAGGTATAAACCTTCTGGGATTCATAACTTTCTTTCGCAGCTTGATGGGCGGGTTTTAATGCTTCGATTTGACGATTAATTTTACGAACAGGGAAAGCCCAATCCATTAATCCGGCTTTTAATCTTGAGAAAAATCCCTCTGTTTTTTCCAGGGATTGACCTAACCCTCGTTGAATACCTGTCCCTGCTTCATGGGCGGATTCAACCATTTGCTGCATATTCTCGGTAGCCGCGATTCGGGTTCGTCCCCAAGCCTCAGAAATAACGTCAGTTGTCCCATGATTCAAGGTCATCACCAAGGTTTTCCCGACTCGATAAGCAGCTTTTAACCAACCTGGCCAGGTTTTACCTTCAACTTCTCGTTGTGAGCGTCTCCATGCGATCGCGCTTCTACGAGCAACATTTTCAAAGTATTGAGATAATCGAGCCGTTGCATTAGCTCCCTTCTGCATCAATTCAGCAAACAGTTCATTAACTAAAGGAGTGACTTTTTCCTTAAACTTCATGAAATCTTTAGCTGTTTGTTTAAACAGATCAATTTTCTTAGATTTTTGATTGGTAGCAAGATCGACAATATTACGACCAACTTTCTGTGTAAGCACAGCTAAATCCGTCATAAACACCAAGAATGGAGAAGTTCTGCCAGATATTAATTTCTTCTGTTCTTTTAGTTTTTCTATTTCTGCTAAAGTATTTTCGTAATTAGATTTTAGTGTCGATCTTTGAGATTCAATCTCACCAACTGTATTTGCATAACTCTTTTTCCGATGCTGTTTAAGATTAGGGTTTTGCTTCTCTAATTTTTGAATCTGTTTACTTAACTGTCCCAACTTCTTAATACGAACCTCCATCTCATCATAAATATTGTCGTATTCTATTATTTCTTCAGGACTCATTTTACCGTAAGACGCTTTCTTTCTCTTAATACCTAAATCCTTGATTTTAGACAGAATTTCTGTATATTCTGGTGCTTTATTATTCAAACCTTTTGCTCTCAATTTATTGAGATCCTTTACTAACTTTTCGATAGAGGAATCCATTCCCTTGATTTCTTTGTTTTGTTTTCTCTTTGCGTCAAGTGTTGCGGGGATTGCACGGTGATCACCACCTATATCACCCTCAATTAACTGTTTATTTTCGGCTTTAAATTGCTCCCTAATCCTCCTGTGTTTTTCTTGCAATTGTTCATAGGCTTGAGCGGATTTTTTGTATTCAGGATCTACCAACCCAGACAAAGGTTTTTCTACGGCTTCAATTTGCGATTTTCTTCTAAGAGCCGTACTTTGTTTCTGTGTAATTTTATGCGATAAACCCATCACTTTCTCTGCAATTGCTTCGGGAGTGCTGGTAAGTGCAAATCGTTCTGCTTGTAAACGATCCAACTCCCGATTACTAGATTGATATAGTTTATTGGCTTTAGCTTTTTGGGTTTCACCAAGATTCTTGCTTCCCATCAAACGTTCAGATCTTGTCTTGATCATTTGATTTCGAGCAATTTGTTGATCAACTTCCGCTAACGTTCCAGGGCGTTTAGGGAATAATTTACCGAAGAAGTTTTTAACCTTACCAAAGAATCCTTGAATAGATATCCAAATAGACTTAGGATTTGCTAGGGCTTTAGCAGCAGATATGATTCCATTTGATAAAGTTTTAAATAAGAATTGACCTGCATCTAATAATTTAGCGGTATAAGATTTAGAGTCTTTTCCTAATATTTTGATATCTGCCCTAAGTTTTATGGAACTATCAAATAAAGTCTTGGATAAACCAACAAACCACTTTTCGATAACATTCTCCCCAAAGGTGCGTCGGATAATATTAGAGACAGAGAGGGATAAACCCGAAAGAATACGAGCTTGACGGAACACAAAGGAACTCATCTTGGGTGCAATTGTCTGTTGCAAACCAGCAGCAACATCGGTAAAGATTTTGCCAATGATTTTATCTATTTTAGAAACCTTAATTGCTGCACCAGTAATAGCACGGACATCCTTAAACAACCCTTTTAAAATCCCAGGAATTTCTTGAGCAATATAGAATTGAATCGGCATCATCCCTTTTAAGCTCAATCCTTGTTTGTCCATAAGATGCCTAGAAATCTCATCTTGCTTTAAGTTTGTGATTTGAGATAAAACTTTTTCGATGGATGCGATGGTAGTATCCTCAAGATCAAATCCCTTCATCTCCTGTCTCAAGGTTTTGCTATCACCCTGTCTTTTATATAGAGCCAACATAGCTTTCCGTGCATCCGCTTGATCCACACCAGACGTTAACATTTGTCCATAGAAATTAGCCTGTAGCAAACGGCGAGTTACTTTTGTTTTTTGTCGTTCACTAACCATCTCCAAGAAACCTTCAATATTGCCTGATTTAGCTGTCTTGAATTTAGATATAGCTCTATCAATTGAAGATTTAAAGTTAATCCTTTCATTGAAGAATGTACTCATCTTGCCTAAGTTTTCTTTGCCCGTGCCTTTTAATCTTAAATATTGATCTTTAATTTTGTCAGCGAAAGATGAGTAAGCATTGATAATAGAATCTAAACGCCCGGCAATATTCCCAAATGGGAGCTTCTCTAGTTTCAATCTTCTCAGTAAAAATTCCTTAGCCCTGCCCAAAGTATCTATATTTTCCAGATGGAAGGTAAGCATATTTTCCTCAAACTGGAAGATATAATCCCTGACGGACTGCTTGAGTTGTTGAATGGGATTAGCAAGTTTAGTCTCACCTATTTTTCGCAATTGACTTTCGTAGCGGAATCCCATTTCTTTTGCGATCGCATCTTTATCTGCTCTTACAAAAAACTTATCTGGATCAAACTTTTTGTCACTCAACATAACTTGTCGAATAATTTTAAGTAGATTATCTTTGTCCTTGGGTTCTTTATTCCTACCAATATTACCTTTAATTTCTTCCAACATCGTAGAAGTCCACGCATCACTACCACCAGTACCTAATGCACTATTTATACTCAATAAAATTTCATTCAGCCTTTTTTGGATAATACCATTCCCTTTAGCGTCATCAGCCATAACGCCGTGTTCTAAAAATTTCACTAAATCCTGAACATGGCCAGAGTTGAAATCCGGTTTTGTCTTATCCAAAGCAAGTCGGTTCATCATCCTAGCAAGGCTGTTCAAATCATTGACTTTATTATCTAAGTGTTGTGTCTCGTTATAGCGTTCCAGTTGTGTTCTTATAGTTGTAGAAAAATCAGTAATATGCCCCTGTTCTTTACTACTTAATTCCCTCTGGAATTTACCTGTTTGCCTCCAATTTTTTAAAACAGAAATCGTATCTTCCCCAACATTATTCGCCGTCCCGTAATTAGTTAACGCAGTATCAGGATTACTGTCCGTATGTCCTTTGTTCGCCAGGAATGCTCTCAGACCAGTTTCTCGGTGATAAAGGGCAAGTCTTTTGAACTTCTCGGCTTGTCGATTGTTGCGATTGACTTTTCTTTCGGTACTCCGAACTTGGCGACCTAATAAATTATTAATGTTTAAAGATTCAAGCATTTTAGGAATCCCAGTTGATTCCACTATTAAACTCATTAATGATTTTCGTGTTGCGCCCAATTCATCCGTTAATTCACCGGAAGCTCTGTTAGCAGACAAACGAACGTTAGTAATCCCTTGAGTGATAACATCAAATCCAGTGGCTATTTTACCCCCAGAAAAGTTATCTCCCATCGTAATCGCCCTAGAATTTGCTTCAGTGAAATCCAAGAACTGATCTCGATGAGTAGAAGGCAAATTATTTGCCATCATTTTAGCTTGATATTGTTGAAATTCTAATTGAAACTCTTTTATTAAACGAGTTGCTGTTTCTTTATCTGTACCGCTATTTATTTTGCCAAACGCATTACTAATAATTTGATTTAATTCGCGTGTTAATTCATTTGACACTGACGAAAATTGATTTACAGATCCTCCTCCAATATTGCTAGTACCAATGCCCGAACCCATATCTGTACCAAAAAAGTGTGTCCTACTATATTTTGGATCATCAAGGGACTTGATTAATCTTTCTTTATACTCCCTTATCATTCTCTCACGTTCAACTTCAAACCTAGACGCATCCAAGCCGTACAGTCCTTTCACACCCATCTCGGAATGTTCCCACGGTGTAGGTATAGATGCTGTTGGCACATATTTTTTTAAAACTTCCTGATGATTTGATGACAAACTTGCCATTCCTACGGGCGGATTCAAAAATGATTCCACTTGGTAATCCAAGGATTTAGGAGTCATCATTCCACTCTTTAATTTAGTGTCTATTAAACGCCCAACATAGAAATCATTGACCTTAAAATCTTTAACATGAATATTTTCAAAGAAATCTTGGAATGATCTAAGAAGTGGGGCTAGACTGTTGCGAGTAAATATATTTTCTTCATCGTTGGTTGTTGCTGATAACCTAGCTAAGTGATCGGGTTTTAGATCATGACCGTGATATTGTTGGTAAACACTAGCTAGTCCTGATTTTTTCGCAGCTTGTTTCCGAGCTTCCTCTGCTTCATAACTTTCCCCATATCGAAAAGCATTATATCCTTGGTTTGCAGCGCCCATAACGCTACGACCCAATTGGGTTACTTGATATCCCTCAATTCCAAACCGATTTCGACGCTTCTCAACCTGTGCGCCAGACATTCTAACTTTAACCCCAGGTTGATCAGGGGAATCCATGTAAAAACTATGCTCTGGATTCATTAAGTCAGGATGGCTCGTTTTAGCTCTCCGAATTAATTCTCGTTCTGCTCTTTTCTGTTCCTGTCTAGCCATGTAGTCCAGTTCTTTCTGGTAGCTCAACAGGGCTTGTGCTTTCTGTTTGCGTTGATCACCAATCCCTACGGCGTATTGTTGTTGAACGGGATCTTGAGAATAGGCAAACGGGTTTTGAATTGGGCCGAAATTATCTTTAGAACGGACACCGTGAATAGTATTTAAAAGGTTCATTTGAACTAAATCCCCTTTGTAAATACGACTAATAGAATAGCCAAGGGATTTTACTGCATCAACCGCTTGGATAATCCGACCAATAAATAACAATACCTTGTCGGAAACCAATTGGAAGGCTCCCCCCACATCTCGCTTAATCAAGAGAGCTACAACAAAGAATCCTCCCATGACAACGGGAATCATCTTGATAAAGCCAGCAATAAATTTGGAAATCCAATCCGCAGCATCTAAGGGGATGAAACCTCCTTGCAGGAAGCTAACCAGTCCCTTAATCATGGAATCTAACAATGCAATAGGATGACTTAATGCCTGAATAATTGCATCTAATCGCTTAAATCCAGTCTCATATTCATTGACTAACGCTAAAGCTAAATCTATTAACAACAAACTAATCCGCACCGCAGGATTTAGGGCTTTGACAAATTGCAAAGCAATCCCTCCTGCAAACATCAATTCCCGCCAATACTTCTGGACTAATACAATTAAAGATTTGAATGGGAGTCGGTCTAATAGGGTTCCTGTTCTTTCAATTTGGTTATTAACTTCTCCCACCAACAATATCAACAGTCGATTAAATTCCCCAACGGGGTCAACGAGAATTAAATAAATTTCATGCGCGATCGCACCTACCAAACCAGTCAAAGATTTCCAAGTCCTGTGAACAGCAGAAGTTATCAGAACAAAGGCGTTACTAAGTTGGATACCAAGAAAACTAATTACACCCCAAACATCACTAGCTATTTGCTGCATCACAGCCCCAAACCCTTTGTGAATAGCATCACCGTATTGTTGGGTTTTTAGGCGAATAAATATCAAGGCGTATTGGACAACAGTTAAGAAAGCCCTTAAAGCGACAGTTGCACCAATTAAGGCAACTACGAGAGGATTAATAACGGTAATTTTTAAAGCATTAAATCCTAAAATCCCTAAACTAATGACATCGTGCAGGACGTAATAGGCAGTATCCCCTAAAACTCTGAAGGCAACGACAACAGCATTAATCGCCTTGGGAACAAAGAAAGCAAACCAGATAAACGCATCTGAACCATCTACCACCAAAAACCGCAATACTCGAATGGTATCAGCCAGTAATTTCAGCTTATACCCCATAACTTCTGTAGCAGCGATCGCGCTCAACATCTCCTCATTCACGGGTTTAAGGATTTGATACCAAACCGTAAATGCTAAAGCTATTCGCCCAACAATTTGCACGATTGGGGAAATCATCATCAATCCCCTGGTCAATTGAACAAAGAATTTAACCAGGGCAGGAGATTGTTCTAATAATTCTTCTAAGGGAATCAATGCTCCCATTCGCATATATTTATAAAATGCAGGGCTATTAGTTTTAAGCGACTGGAATAACATCGTCTGCTTTTTCAAAACCATGTCATAAGAAAATTCTGCACTATTCGTGAATAGTTTAACGAACGCATTTACATTCTTAGAAACTGAGAACAGGACATCAAACGGGTTAATAAAGTTAAGAACTCCGAAGACATCTAATAACTGTGGGGTCTTAATTAATCCTTTAAAGCCTTGAGTTTTAAAATATAAACCCAATAACTTAAACGTCCCAAAAGGATTCAGGGCTTTGAATAATAGTTGAGCTAGGGGTTTAAATCCCTGCTCAAACATATAGATAATCCCTGTGGCTATTCCCTTAACAACCTTGGCGTAGGCAGGAATTAACGCTTTCAACATATCAACGGAAATAAAGCGTTTCAACAGGTTGATATAAATTGGGAAGCTGGTAGCAATGACATCTACAATTAACAGGAAGTTGTTAGCCAAGAAAGTTCCCACATAAGGAATTGTCCGTAAAAATGAAGCAATTCCTTGAACAGCTAATACCCCTAAAGTTTTAGATAATGCCAGTAAAGTTTTCCTTAGATTGGAGATTTGAGGAATTAAGGATTGAATTTTCTCGGTTAAAATTTGAATCATCCGCACAGCAACGCTTACAAAAGGAAGCATTACGATTAAGCGAATGTTATTAAGGTATTCTGCGATCGCTAAAATAGTTTGACCTAAAGCCGGAAGAACAGTAAAAGTTAGGTATTTCAGAATCCCAGCAACAGAAGGAGCTTTTAAAACTTCCCAGAAGGCTTGAAACGCGGGAATAATTGTAGTCAGGGCTGGGATAACTGCAACCCCTAGAATGTCATATTCTAGGAACGGCTTGAGAAACTCCCGAAATGCAATACTTGATTCTTTGATGGTTTGACCAACTTGCTGTAGGTAGTCGGTAAACGATCTAAATTGATTATCTAGGAAACCGCGAGTTTGGGTGTACACTGCGCTGGTATCAACCGGACGATTAAATACGTCAGACAAAGCGAAATTAATTTCATCACGCAAATCTTGAGGGATTAAGCTGTGTACCCAGTCAACGGTTCCAATTAATTGATCTGGAAGTTTAGCGATCGCATTTGTAAACCCTTTTTGGAATCCTTGAGTTATCCCAGTTGCCGTAGCGGTGGCAATAATTCCAGGCATAGCATAGACTAGGGCTTTGAATAATCCCGGTTGAGTCAGTAACGCTAACTCTGGAATAATTAAATGAGCAGCTTCATCTAACATCCCAATCAAAGTCATAGGGAGAGATGCTGCGGTCATCAAAGCCAGGGTTAATAAATCAAACTTCTCAATGGATTGAGTCACTAAGCTATTGATACTATAGAACACATCAACTACCTTTCTTCCGCCCTGAGCTACTAACCCAAAGGCAGCACCAATGCTATTTAGGGTTCCGAGAATTAAGGTTTGACGTGCGATCGCACGGTCATCGGGTGAAAATTCTCCATATCCAAAGGCGGAGCTAAAAATTTGAATTGTCTCAAAGGCTTGATCATAAGTCTTCTTGAGGATGTCGATGGCTTGAAGTCCAACGGTAAACAGGGTTTTATATAGCCAAATTGTTGCTTCCCCTAACAAGAAAATCCCTTGAATTGCCTTGGTTTCAATAAAAACAAATGCTTTAAAGAGTAGGGATATTCCTTTGCCAACAATTCTAAAGACTGTGCCAATAACACCAACGGTATTAGCGATGGATTGAATTAGGTTTTGGAAATAAGTTGCGATCGCAATTCCAGTTTCAGCAATTCTATTCCCGATATCTTGAGCAAATTTTAATAAGTCCGACAGGTATCCTTTAATTAAGGTTACGGCTTTGTGCCATGCTTCGGGAATCCGTTCTGTAGGGTTGTGGTTTAAGGCATTAATTAATTGTTGGGCAATAGTCAGGGCGATAGTAACGACAGGTTGCAGAATTTGTTTGAAGCGATCAACAAATCCTTGCCATGCCCCCTGTATCCACATCACCGCAAGCATAGAAACAAGTTGAATCCCTCCCAAAACTTGTTGCCAAATTGTATCAATCAAAATTGCAGCGTTTTCAATCGGGGCAACAATCGACCGTCCCAAATACAATCCCAGTTCTTCCCCTCGATCTGAAAATGATTTAAAAGTTTCCAGGGCGTTATTCAGGGCGTTAGTGAAGGTATGAATCGGAGCAGCTAAAACACCAATAGTTCCGCCCCCGACAATCCCCAATACTTCCATCAAGGATTGGCCAATACCCTTGATTAATCCCCAAATAAATCCCAGGGGTGCGGTAACAAGACTCAGGGCGGAACCGAGTAAATTGAACCCTGGAATTGCTTGCTCAATGAAGGCGTTTAACAGTAAAAACGATCCTACCCATAACGTTATGGGTGAAAACAAAAATGCCCGTGACAACAGGAAGGTGGCTTTGGTGACAGTGACAACGGCTTTATAAATCCCCCCCAATCCCCCAACGGTTTTTTGACTGGTTCTTTTCCACGCCAACGAAAAATCACTAGCTAACTCAGTGTTGTATTGAAAGAAAGTCTCCAGGGGGTTAGTACCAATAAATCCCAGCATCGAGGATTGAAAAAAGCCAGTTAAGGGTATTAATCCAGATGCAAGGGTTTGAGATGCGATCGCGGCCGTTGCAGCGGCTTGAGAAAACGAGAACAAGAAAAATCCAACGGTTCCTACAGCTACAGCAGTTGCCGCCATTGCTGCGGTCAACCCAATAACAGATCCAATTAAGAGACGGATTGGGTAAGGGGCATTAGCAACAACTAACAAAACCTTAGTTATGCCATTAATAACAAGTCGAAGAATTGGGGAGAGTGGTTCGATTAAGTTAATATAAACGGCTTCTGCGGCGGACGCTAATGCTCTAAATGACCCCGCTAAGTTATCCTCCATCGTTTTTGCCATTTGACGGGCAGCGCGAGTCTCGACCTTCATCTCAACTCCTAAATAACTCATAGCGGTGTTGAGTCGGGAAACAGATTCTTGAGAGTCTTGGGTTGAGCGGGTAATTTCAGTGAATAGATCTTTGTCCTTAGAAACCTTGAAATATTCGTAAAGTTTATTGCGTTGGAGGGAGGACAGGGTTTGCAGGTTGGACTGCATTAATTGAGAATTAGCTTGGGTAATTAAGGAAGCTGCGGTTTGGTAATCTGGGGCTTGTTCACCAATCGCAGTGAAAATATCCTGACCCTCGGCAACCTTGACTCCCATCTGACTGAAATATTGGGTTATCTGGTCAGTGTTAGAACTGGAAGCTAAGTTAGCCAAACTTAAACGTTTAAATTCAGCCATTTGAGTTAAAGCTGCGGTTGCCCCAGAAATTCCGGTAGTTCCAAAAATTCCCTTGAGGGCTTCAATTTTTTTACTATCAGGAATAGCATTTTCGATTAACTCTAAATCTCCCCCTGCCATCTGAATTTTTTTCAGGGTTTCAGGATCGAGGGCTAATTTATCAGAAATTTCAGACATCAAATCAACAAAGTTTCTGAGGTTGCCAGAACTATCAATTGTTGAAATCCCTAATGAATCTAAAGCAACTTTCCCTTGTTTAACTGGGGAAGCTAAACGTAAAAATGCACTCCTAGCAGCCGTACCCGCTTTATCTGCCTGAATACCAGCGTTGGACATGACCCCAATAAAAGCTGAGGTTTCCTCAATCGAAGCTCCGAACAAAGATGCGGGGGGTGCAGCGTAGGTCATAGCTATACCCAATTGTTCGATGTTCGTATTGGCTGAGGCGGAAGTTAGGGCAAGGGTATCAACAACGGAAGACAACTGTTCCGCTTTGAGTCGAAAACCGGACAGGATGTTTGAGGAAATATCGGCAGACCGAGCCAAGTCCAATTCCCCAGCAGAAGCTAATTCCAGGGCATTAGAAACTGTCCCTAAAATTTGAGCCGTTTTGAACCCGGCTGTTGCTAAATATTTTTCAGCTTCCGCAGCTTGGAAAGAAGTGTAGCGAGTTGAAGCTCCTAAATTTTTAGCTGTTTGGCGCAACTTCTCCAGGTCTTTTCCCGTTGCTCCCGACACTGCTCCAACGGAAGCCATTGAGTCATCAAAGGCGGAGAATAGATTAACCCCTTTATCTATTTCCTGATTAATCGGAATCAGGGCATTTCTACCAATATCTCTGAGTGCAGAAAACTCCCCAATCCTTTGAGCAGACAGGGCAGCAGTTCGTTGTTGCATCTGCATCTCAAGTTTGGAACTAGAGATACGTTGTTGCGCTTTTAGTGTTGCAGCAAATTCCCGTTCGGCTGCGGTATTCCCCTCAATTTGGGATTCTAAAGTTTTAAGTGTAGCGACATAATTCTTGACTTCCCGTGCAGCTTGTCGGAACTTACCCTTATCTTCTACCCCCCCAAAATCAACATTCCGAATTTCGGCTCGTAAGGCTCTAAACTCTCTTTTTAGAGGTTTCAGCCTTTTCTCAGCAAGTTTCAAGGACTGAGCTAACTCATCAATTTCTGTACCCGCTTTGGAGGTAGATTTTTGAGCGCGACGAGATGCAGATTCTAACCCACGGCCAAAATCCGATTTATTAACGGCATCGGCAACCCTGGCAATTCCCTTCTCTAATCCAGACAATTGCGATCGCACGGATGCCATATTTTTCAAGGATGCACCCGTCAACTCAAAGTCGTATTGCGCGAATAGGCCGTAGCGATCTGTTTCTTCCATTGGGAGTCAATTGTCCAAAACAAAACGGGACAAGTCGTTAGACTTGCCCCGTTTTAGGGTTGCTCTGTTATTGTAGCAGTTGTTTGTATTTATTCATCCAACAACTCAAGTTGATTACATAAACCGTAATCACAATGTAATATAATCAAATCATTGAAGTTTTTCTCGAAAAACTTTCGTGATTCATTTAAAATCTCAAGTTCAATTAAAATTCTGTATTCAATGGTAATTGAAAACTCAACAAGATTATTTTAACACGGAATTTTGTTATTAGGAAGCGATCGCAGATATTTATAAAACGCGATCGCTTCCTAACGAA